CTCCAAACCCCCCCCCCTTGCGCCCGCGGCCGTCGCTATGTTTGGGCAGCAGCCTCAAAGCCTAGTCACGTCGCTAAACCTAAGCTCTGCCGGGTCTTTCGCATAGCTCGGCAGCAAACGCACCGACACTTGGCGCACGCTTCCAATCAGGTCTTGCCTGATCTGGAACGCGTGTGCTTCTGCGTTGCGATCTGTAAGCACTACCACACGATCAAACTTTTTGGCTAAGCGCGCGACCTCCTGACGCTTGCCCGGGCCGAACGCAAGGCCGAGCAACGCAACCGCGGTATAGGGAAGATCGAGCTTATCAAAAGCTCGATCAAGTACCATGCAATCGAATGGACCCTCTACCAGCACTAAGGCCTGCCCGCCGCGGAGCTCGGCGAGATCGCAGTTGTACACGATATTAGACGTTACACCCGCCGGCATAGTGTGGTACCGGATTGGAGACTTGCCGATATGGCGCCCCGTAGCGCCGACAAGTTTCCCTTTATGATAAAAGGGAATGACTACGCGCCAAGCAAACTCGCCCGTGCGTGCGCCATACAGATCGTGCTTGTCTATTTGATCTAGATCAAGTCCACGCTGATCTAGATAGTCCACAAACGGAGCGCAGTGCTGCGCAGTTCCTAAAGGGAAGCACTCTTTGGGAAGCTCGTATTCGCCTATCCCTTGCTTCCGTTCTGAAACATCTAGTCCGGCGAACCGCTGCTTCATGGAAGCAAAGTCAGCACTGCTCCATTCGCCTTCGCTGGCAATGCGGCGGGCTTCCTGCTCCGTGCACCGAGCCAGTTTCTTTATTGCGTACCAAGCCTCGTGGCCCTTATGGCCCTTCCAACATCCCCACTTAGGGCTAACGGTCGAGAGCCCTAAGTGGGCCTTGCCTTCTCCTGCGGTGCAGAAGGGGCAATCGATATAGATATTTCTACCCTTGTCTTCAAAAGGGATGTTCCGCTCCCTACAAAAGTCCAACCACTTGAACATCAATGCACGTTCCCGGGCTTGGCCTCTTTGCAAAGGTTGATAGCCGCATCGTAAGCCCGTTCGGCTGCGACCTTGATAAAGTAGTCGATAATCTCTTGCCTCGTAACTCCATTCAGGACCCAACGCTCTTCCACGTCGCACCAGATGTGGAACTTCCCTTTCGAATATTCTACGTGCTTCATGTCTCCCTCTTTATACGGCGAGCCCGAGGAGTAGCGGTGGCCTTGTGTCCATCCACCACACGGCCCAAGCGGTTCACGCGGGTCGTTAGTGTGCTGAGCGCTTTCTCGTCCTTACCAAGGTCCAAGGTCAAGTCATAGTAGTAGACCTTCCTCTCCTGTCCAATCCGCTGGATCCTCTTCTTGATTTGCTGCCGAACAAGCATATCTTCGTGGTGCTCAAAAAAGATCATTGTTCGACAGTTGCCTTGCAGGTTCAGTCCGTAGGCCGCGGTGGAGTTTGCAACAAGCACGCGGGCCTTGCCGGAAGTGAAGGCGGTGACCGCCTTGTCCTTCTCCTTAGCGGACATGGTGCCGTTGACTGCTACAGCTTTGATCTTCTTATCCTTGAGTGCAGGAAGTAGCAACTCTGCAACGGCGATGGAATGGTGAACTACGATAATAGACTCCTCTCCCATCACCTGCTCGATCTCATCCAAAAGGTCAAGCAAGGCGTTCAGCTTGGGGTTGGGCATGAGCCAAGACGAGACCCCGCCCTTGTAGTCTATGCCACACGAAAGCAAGCGCAAGCGGTTATCCAGATGGCCAACGGTCAGACCTTGATCTAGTAGCTCTCGCTTCTCCGCGTCCAACTCGTGGAATAGCTCCACTTGCTCCGTGGAAGGCTGGATCTCAATAGTGCGGTGAAGCTCGGGAGGTAGATCCAAACACTCGTCCGCGTTGTAACGAACAGACAGATGGTGAAGTACCTTGAATAGCATTTCCTCCCGATCTGGGTGGAGGACCCACTCGGTCTTCCAGCGCGACACCTTCTCGATAAAGAACCGCCGGCGGAACTCCGATATGTTCCAGCCTAAAAGGTCTCCCTGATCGAGTAGATAGAACTGACTCCACAAGCCTTCGGCGGACTTGCTGAAGGGTGTCCCGCTCAAGAGGTAAACGTTCCGCATCTTCTTGCACACGGGCTTGAGTGCTCTAAACGTCACACCATCGTGAGATCTAAAAGAAGACGACTCGTCTAAGATCAGGAAATCAAAGTTATCAAAGAACTCAGGCTCCTTTTTGGAGACCGACACGGCAGCGGCGTAGGTCATCACGCAAACCTCCTCCGTGCCTTCGCTCACTGAGTGGATAAACTTCTCAGTCCCTTTAGTACAGAGCGCGACGCTAAGGCTTGGAGCGTGCTCGGCTACTTGGTCCCGCCACTGGGGCAAGTTCAGCGAAGCGGGCACCAATACCAAAGCCCGCGATGCGGCGCCGGAGTGGATCCTGGCCAAGAATAGATCTAGAACAAGTTTACTCTTGCCTAAGCCCATGTCCAACTGAAAATAGAACTTAGGGTTGATCAATCCTAAGCAGAACGACCTCTTTTGGTGTTCCCTCATTGGATAAGTCATGGGGACTCTTGGCGCGTGCTTCTCTAGCCAGCCGTCCACGTCCGCAATCTCGTAGCGCTTCCAGTTATGGGCGTTCCGTAAGCCCATCTCTCGATACAACTCGCGTACGTAGTCCGTCGTAAATCCAACGGAGGGCTTGCGCCCAAAACCTTGATAGTTAGCCATCGGACATTCCCTTGAGCATATCGTTATACGCAGAACTCATCCGCGCGGAACTTGTGCAGAACTGTCCACGACCGAAGTCTGTTGAGATCAACAAGGCAAACTTGTCGGCCTTCTCTCGGGCCTTGTCGACCCAGAGGCGCAGGAGCCCTAGTCCCTTCTCTGCTTGGGTCTGATTGAGCGTCTGCATGAAGTCGCTATGTGCAGCTAGATCAAAGCACTCTCCGATTTGATCTCCAGTGGCGTACTCGTTTTCACCAGCGCCCCGGTTGAGCTGCCCGACGGTAACCGCCGCAAGGTTGCGCTCTTGGGCAATGGCTCGGTAGTCCAACGCAAGCTGACCGAGTTCGACCCGCTTGTTCTCGGGGTTGCGGATCTTGCAGAGTGCTAGGTAGTCCAGCATGATCGCATCAGGCACGAAGCCGTGCGTAGCGGACAGCATATCCAAATAGGATTGCAAATGGTCCATCGTAAGCTTACCGTTCGGGAAGGCTTTGATGATCGCGGGAGGCCTCCTCCCAAACACGTCAGCCAACTCGGAAAGCTTACGCGCACCCTCCGGGGTCATGTACCCCGGAGCCTTGAGTGCCATAGCTTCTAGATCTACTACCCTACCTTCCCCATCCTTTGCGATCGTAAAATACTTGTGTGTCTTCTCCAGCTTACTGAATCCAAAGTAGGAGCACGCAAACCGAGAGCAGCACTGCTCAAGCGGCATCTCCAACGTGATATAAAGGACGCGGCGCCTGGCTAAGATCGCGTGCTTGAGACATTGCATCAGCCACCAACTCTTCCCACGCCCGTAGAGCGCAAGGGTGAGGTGAAGCGCTTGCTTGGTCGGGCCTATGTCCATTGCATCCAACTCGGCAATGCCACACGGAAGCACTTGGGACTCGTGCTGATCTAAGAAGCCTAGGAACCCCTTCTTGTCCGAGAGCAGCGTACCAGTCTCCATAGTCTGCACGCTGGTCTTCATGGCCTCGCCCCAAAGCGAATGGACCTTGGCCACGCTCTCGATCGTGCCGGCCTCCAACTCTGTCAGGGACTTGCCAAGCGCAGCCTTCGTGGTCTGGTACGCCACGAAGTCCCCGGCGCACCGGAGCACGTACTCCGCGTTACTTGAGTCCTTTAGCTGATAAACACTTAGGTAGATCTTTTGATAAATATCCTCGTCCTTCGAGTGTAGTGCTCGAAGTCTGTTGATCTCATCAAAGAGGTGCTCTCCTATGGGCTTGCCGTAGGCCGCTAAGAAGTCCTTAGCGGCAACAAAGACCTCTCGATAGAACTTGCTGTAGTACGTATCCGGAACAAGCCCCGCTATGACCTTGCAATGAATAGGATCATGGCATAGGAGCGAGATCAAGTGCTCTTGGATTCCCCTATCTAGATCCACTGGTCTCCTTAGTCCGGATCAATACTCCAAGAAGACCGCTTGCCCGGTACCCGGGAAAGCACGACTCAACCGCCGTGGATATATTCGACATCTGTTGGATATACGTTTTGAATGTGATAGGGATGTTGCACTTCTGCATCCAAGAAAGGACGCAACTCAGGAGCAGCGAACGAGCCCTACTGGCTTCAGCGGGCGTACTGCTCCCTAGCTGGTCCGTGTACGTCTGCACGGACAGACAGGCCCGGCGCCACGCTGAAGCCAGCGTAGCGCCGCTGGTGAGCGCAGAGAAGGGAAGGCAAGGCACCCCGAGCGGACCAAGCACACGCTCGACGTGGCTATACCAGAGGGGTTCGTTTGCAATGGCGCCTTTGATCCGTGGGCGCAGTGCGTGCTCGGTATGGCGGAGCACTGCGCAGAGCCCAACGCTGTCAAGTTCGTCTATCAGGGCTAAGACGACAAGAACCTTATCGTCTATGGGCTTCTTCGGTTGGTCGGGTATGGCTTGATTATCGGATCGAGCTTTCCCTGTCACCAAGTCCCCTGTATCAAATAGCTTCTTGCGGGCCTTTGCCATTCAGCCCTGTATACGCTTACTCGGGTTGGTAGTGAGCGAAGCAGTTTGGAGTCTCGTGGACGCGCACCGAGATCACGCGCACCGCGTGTGTGTCGAGCAGCATGTTTGCCGTGCGGAACAGAAGGACCGCAATGTTCTCGGCAGTCGGAGCGTCGTCCATTGGATACCAAGGCCGCATCCCGTTGGCCTCCGAGAGCATAGCCAGTTCAGACATGTACTCGTCTGATCGTTGGTAGATTACCGTATGATCTAAGTTGTCGTCGATCCAAGTGCCGACTTCTTTTTTGATCACGCCGAAGTCGATCACGTAGCCTTCCGGAAGAAGCTCTTCGTTAGCTTGGCACGTGATCTCGACCACGTAGCGATGACCGTGAAGGTTCTTGCACTTGCCATCGTGCAGAGCCACGCGGTGACCAGCGTCAAACTCAAGTCGGCGAGTACAGGTAGGGAGATTGGAGTACGTCGTTGTCATAGGCCGGTGCTTCCTTATACGCGCGCAGGCCTGCGAGCGTAGTTCGCCATAGCTTCTAGGTACAACTTTCGATAGCACTCCGAGGACCCACGCCCGCTACCAGCAGAGCGCATAGCAAGCTTGCGGGCGTAGGAGTTGGCCTTGCCTTTGCCAGCGCGTTCCGCAAGTACCCTGTCTCGATAGATGATCTCTTGGAGGCTGGTGATTGCGAGATCGTACGCTTCTTGAGACGTGCACTGGAGTCGATCCGCAAGAGACTTAGCGATCTCGAAGTCCTCAACTTCAAGGCGGGAGGCAGACGCTTTCGGCTTTTTGAACTTGTACACGTAGTCTTATACGCGTGGAGTCCAAAACTAGATCCTTGGAGTTAGTAGGTATACGCTATTGCCTACTAACACTTCTTGGAGAAGTTAGTTTCATTCTAGGAAACAACTAGCGGAGCCAAAAAGAGAGGCGGAGCAGAGCGGCGGAGCGGAGCGCAGACAACTCTTATCTTTCTTCTTTTCAAAAGCGAAGGGAAAAGGGGCCGTAAGCCAGCCACTTAGATAAAACGACTTTTCAATCGCTTCGGTCAAAGCACGGATGTTTCAGCATTTTGCCGGTGAGCAACCGACGACCAAGCATCCGTGATCTAGTCCACGCTTCACAAGCAAGCGCCGCACTTATCCGCCCCAAGAGATAGGTGACTATCTACACCCCGCTGGCATTGCGCCCCGTGGTGTTTGGCTCTGCTACCGCTGCGCGCTGCGGAAGACTCACCATCGACAGCGCACTCTAACGAGTAGCTAAGAAGAACCGCTGCGGGACAGGCCGGACGCATTTCTATGGTCAATCTACCTGGCTTCACAAGTAGATCGTTTTTCGTAGCTCGCTCGTTTCGGGTTGAGCTCGGGGTCCCTTCGACCACTAGGTAGGCTAGAGCCAGACGAAGGTTTTATCGACGCGGAGCCAAGGCGAGACAGGCGACCTCCCGGACATACGCGGCTTTGCCGTAGAAGGCTAGCCCGGGGCCTTGGGTTGGTGGGAAGTGCGCACCGCCTTCTACAATACCCAAGCCGACGTATGATAAGCCGTGTTCGGTCACAACGAGAAAGCTACGATCTTCAAATCCCCACACCCGGCCTTCGAGGTCCATTCGATCTTCTCTACCATCCAAGGAGAAGGTCCCTTCACGGGGATGCCCGCGATGTTCATCCGTCTCGCGGGCTGCAACCTAAAGTGCCACTTCTGCGATACGGACTTCAGCTTGGTAGAGACGCTGACTGTAGACCAGATCATGAGAAGGGTAGATGCCTTGCGCAAGCCTACACCGGGCGTAGCCCTCGCCGTGCTCACAGGAGGCGAGCCCCTTCGGCAGTACGTGCGGCCGCTGGTAGAGGCGCTGAACGTCGCTGGGCTAGCGGTACAAGTGGAGACCTCCGGCAGCGTGTGGACAGGGGACCTTGAGCCCTTGTTTGGCCGCCGCGGAGAGGCTTCTAAAAACACTATCGTGTGTAGTCCAAAGACCGCCGGTATCGCACCGGGCATAGGTCCGTTCGTGCACGCGATCAAGTATATCTGCGAGAGCGGCAAGAACTGCCTCAAAGACGGTCTGCCCATCCGCAATACACAACGCTCGCTTCTCGACGCACAATGCCGGGTTGCTCGCCCTTCTCAGTTCGGGGATCCTGAGATCAAGTTGTCTGAAATACTGATCCAGCCCTGCGACACGGACGACGCACTAGCCAAAGCAAACAACCTAGGAGCCGCGAAGGCTGTATGTGAGCGCTTTGGCTACCGACTCAGCGTGCAAGTGCACAAGGTGATCAACGTACCTTAGACGTTGATCAGGTTGAGTGCAGTGCCTACAATGGTCGGCCCTACGTCGCTAGGACCTAGCCACACCGCGGTGTAGCACGATCGAGCGTTAGCTGTAGAGGTGGGTTGTGTGTACGTCCCTCCGGTCGTGATCCACTGTCCAGTCTTGAACTGGATCAATCTTCCGCCCGTAGCATCTTGTTGCACTACCACGTAGACCGGGCGGCCATAGCGGACATTCGAGGGCTTCTCGATCACCGTAGTGGGGTTAGTCAATGGAATACGCACGACTTGTCCGTACTTGAGGTCCCATTGGACCGTCCAAGTGCCAGCCAGGTTCACCGCGGTCACCGTTTGGGATCCACCATACGAACTCCAGCCCCCACCGAAGTAGTCGATCTGCCGTCCGGCTTGGCCACTGACGTCTGCGGCCACAAGGGCCCGGTGCCCCACTTGCGGAACGATAAACTTCCAGCCGTTGAGCCAGAAGGCTATCTTCCCGGCAGCGGAGGCCCACGGTCCCGTGGGACTAGAGCCCACCAGGAAGGCGTCAAAATCCGCAGGCGATCCGGGAGGCGTGTTCACATCCACTTGCTTGATCACTCCTAAACTGGACGCTACGCGTCCAGTGAACTCGTTGTGAATCAAGTCAGCTCTGCTCGTACCCTCTACCATGTAGGTAGAGGAAAAGAAAGGATCGTTGTCGGCCACACCGATAGCGTACCACGCCACCGCTGTCTCTCAGAAGAACACTAGCAGAGGCCCAAGGCCGTCCATTATCCCAAGGGACCGGCGCCCTATTCCAAGTGTGGTTGACTTTTTATAGATCTCAAACCGGAGCTTGATTGGGAAGGTCCCGTCTAGGATCCGGTGACTTCCGTGGAAGTCCTCCGCTTGCATCTCCCTCGTGTACTCCATCCAATACTCGTCATCGTCCTCGAAGCAGCATTCGATAGATCTAATGAACTCGTCTCCGCCTTCCGCAGCGGGGTCTAGCCAATAGATCTCAAGGATAAAGCAGTGATTTGGATCCGTTCGTGGGGCAGGGATGCCCGAGAACAAGCGGAAGATCACCCGAGATCTCCACTTGAAATAGAATCGAATGCTTTGATCTGAATCACGGCGAAGCCACCTGGATCTAGGTTTGAAGGGCTGCAAGGTCTGGGCTTGTGGCGAAATGGTCTGCGTGTTGTAGAGCAGTGCCGTTCCTAGGGCCATACCTCCGGGGAGACCCGCGAACAACACTGGACGGTTGTAGTCCAGATTCTGGAGATCTCCAAAGTGCAGTGGAGTTGGGGAATCCAACAAGATAAATAGCTCATGGATAATATGAGTCCCCGCTCTATCTATCGTATCACGTCTTCCCCGGATAAGACCTTCGAGTCTGTAGAAGCCAGCACTGATCAAAGTGGCCGTGGTGAAGCTGACTACTTCTTTCCCGATCAAGGCTAAGTTCTTTAGACCGCTGGCTACTGTCTCGGATGCGGCACTTTGCAAGAACATTGTAGCAGGGTTGGATAGTTGGATCTCAACAGAGTTGAACGTGTCCCATGCAATATCATTCGCGTTTCCGAGTACGGTCTTCGTGAGCCCATACACTCCGGGGTTTACCTGGTCGTTGATATAAGTGAAGTTTGCTCCGTTGTCGATGCTCTTGTAGATCGACGTCGGCTTTGAGGAAGCTACGTCCCCAGGGAAGGCTGCATACACAACAGGAGGCGGCGGGGGAATGGCGACGTAGGTGTAGACGCCAAAACGTGTCGCGTCCCCTTGATACAAGGACGGAACGTCGAAGATATAAATGAACGACATCCCTGACGTGTTGGCAGGAGAAGGCGGGCTTGGATTCGAGTAGACTACCGGGTACGACTGAGCGTATCCGGACACGTCCTCTACAATACCCTCTATATCAAGGATGCCGTTCTGTCCTTTAGACGTCTTATTTACTCGAAACCTAACGCTGTCCGGATCTTGTCCGGACATAGGCCAAGAGATGACATCTCCCGGAAGCACACTTGCGTACTTGATAGGAAGCTTGATCCTAATCTGATCGTGGTTGGTGTTTGCTGTCCAGAACATCTTACGAGCGAGGATTTGTGCCTCGTTGGCCGTAAGAACTAAGTCCGTACTTATCTTGATCGTTGTGTCTGCTACAACGTTTGCGGGCTTTAGTGAATAAGCCAACGATCCGGGCTGGTATTGATTCCCGGCATCCATGAAATCAAGGACAAAGCCCGTTGGAAGGTCGCGCCTGTCCGTGACCACAATCTCTTGTTTGTCGTACTCTGAAGATCCCTCTTCGTTTGCACCGACGTCCACGTACGGGATAGCTAGTGCTCCTACGTCTTTACGTTGCACAAACTTTAGAATCGGACGAATGACTAATGTTATCGGATCTATAGAAAATGTCTCGAAAGCGTCCAGGAAGTACGTCTGCATTAGTTGACGCACCGTGCTTTGTAGCTGTTGTGGCCCTAAGACTGCAAAGCCATTGGTGTAGATGTCCTCTATGTCCGTTGTATCGACCTCAACCCCGATATTAGTGACACTCTTTTGCGTGATCTCGTATATGGTACGACCCACGGGCCGTACACTTTGATTCACTTCAAGGAGCGCCTCAAATCGAGGCAACGCCCCGCCAAACTTGGTTAGATTGAAGTCGTAAAGCACGGCGTACGTGGTGCCCCTATAGGCCGGCCATACTCCCGCTAAGGAAGCATTGAAAAAGTAGTTATCTATTCCTGGATCGGGAAGTTGATCGTCTGTTCCCAGATAAAGTACAGGAGGTTGATCTAAGTACTGATCGTCTGTACTCAAGGAGGAGCTAGTAGACTCGAATGTCCAAGACCCTGCCGGATACGGAACTGCAACACCTCCCGGGTCAGGCGCCCGGCTGATATAAAAAGAAGCCACGTGCCACACGTCCGGATCGATGACATCAAAAGGCACCGCCGGAAATCCGCCATAGACGAGATTGGTGCCGGTATTAGCGGCCACCGGTCCCGTGATCGTGTATTCCGTTCCTTGTTCCATATCTGGATAGGGTCCTGCCGCCGGCCACCAGAAATAGACCATGTTCCAGACCGTACCGGATGATCCTCCATCATCTAAAGTGCCTACCGTGATGTGATCCACGTTGGAAGTTTGGATATTCGGATCCCATCCAAACTTCGAGTAGAAGATATCTCCATTAGCCATCAGCGATCCGATATCGTAAACAGCAGATCTGGCTAGAGCTAGCACGATCGTAGCCGTGTATTTATAAGTCGTGGATCCTTCAGCTTTGCCTTTGGAGGATGCAGATACCGATCGTTCTGTTATTTGTGACATGAAGATAACTTGAGCAGGCACCCGAACTATTCTCCCGTAAGCGACGGGCGCGGGGTTGCCTTGGTCCGCGATTGGATTGCGGACCAACTCTGGCCTAGGGCGAGGAGGCGTTAGTGCCCGTTGAATGAAGATCGAAGCGGCGGTGTCAATAGCGGCGCCGACTAGCGCTCCCACTGCTCCACCTACTCCGGGATAGATTGCGTTCCCTACGACTCCGAGGACTAACGTTGCCACCTTTGTATTTATTGTGTAAAGTCCTTGACTGTTTACACACTCCTTGCTACCATCTTACCATGGAACCCAAGCGAGAGAACGGTCAACGCGCGCCCCTCTACCACCTCTACAGGTCAATCCACGCTCGCTGCTACAATCCCGATGTGCCCGCTTACGCCACAACCGGAGGCGTAGGCATTGGCGTATCCGAGTCCTGGCGTAAGTCCTTCGACACGTTCGTGAGGGACATGGGCCACCCACCAAGCCCTGAGCACGAGCTTCGCAGGATAGATCCAGATGGTGGATTCGATAAGTTCAACTGCAAGTGGATGCTACGCAAGGAGGCCGTAAGTGCTAACGCTCATCTCGTGACCATTGACGGGGTTACGCAAAGTCATGCGGCATGGGCAAAGTCCGTGGGCATAACGCCCGCAGCGCTCTGCAAGCGCCTCAAGAAGGGGGTGTCCTTTGAAGAGGCGCTTAGCTTCAAGTCCGGGGAGAGGCCCAACGTGCTATCTGGAAAGGATCATCCTAGATACAAGCACGGGATGAGCGAAAGTGCCGTGTACGCGGTATGGACAATGATGATCCAACGCTGCACAAATCCAAACAACGCGGCCTACCGCAACTACGGGGGCAGGGGAATCAAAATCTGCGCCGATTGGCTAGAACGTTTCGAGTACTTCCTTGAGGACATGGGCGAGCCCCCAGAAGGCCACGAGTTAGATCGAACAGACAACGATGGGCCTTATTCAAAAGAGAACTGCCACTGGATCCCCGCGGCAGACCAGGCGTCCAACAAGAGGTCCAACCGACTGATCTGGATAGGAGGTGAGTCCGCAATCCTAGCGCGCTGGCTAGAAATGTATGGGACTCGCCGCGAAACGTTCTACAAAAGGCTGAACCGTGGCTGGACCATTGAGCAAGCCATCACCTACGGCAAGCGGCCTCATTGGGAAGCTTAGTGGGCGCAGGTCTTGTGGAAGCGCACCGGGAAGCGCTTGGTGTACTTGTCGGGGTTCTCGAGGACGCACTTCTCACAAGGCACGTGGGGATGCAGTGTCGAGTGTGTGGACTTGACTACACGAGACGGCCTAAACCGAAAGCTGGCGTAGATCCTTTTGATCCAAGCTTCTGAGAAGTCTTGCTCAACGATTGATCTAGTTGCCATCGCTGGATTAGAATGAACGATCGTCTTGCCCGCAAAGACCGCTAGGTGTTGCGGATAGTCCGCGTGCTTGATCGAAAGCAAAACTACGTCTCCCGGAAGCATGTCCGCCGGCGAGATCTCGTTCATACAGCTACGCATATGGACATAGAGTGCTTGCCCTCCGCAGTTTGCTAGATCGTAGTGCCGATCTAGATCTAGCCAAAAGAGATCTAACCTCTTTGCGATCTCTATCATCATGCCTCCACAATCCGTAGAGGCTCCGCTTCGGGCATTGAGTTGAAACGTAGTGCCTACCAGCGCCCTAGCCTCTCGCAGGACGTTTGCGTTCTGGGCTGGCACCTCAACGCGCTTCAGCTCCGGTTGCGCTCCTGGAGACGTGCGCACGGATTGCCACGGGGAAGATACAGATGGGCGGGTCAGACTTATCGTGTTTGGAATGAACGCCATAAGGCCTCCTAGAACTTCGTGGGTACGCCTTTGGATCCCGCGTCCCCACCGGGAATGAACGGCTCGCCTTGGAAGTTGACCACGTTGTTGAACTTGTCACGACACGTGTACACCGTCTTATCGCATCCCGGATAGAGCGTCATGGACGTGCCTATGGTCAGTGGGTAAGGCATTCGCTCTTGCAGAAACACCTCTGCCACGTTGGCACCAAGGTAGTTCCATTGTTTGATATTTCCTATTCTCCCTGCGTTAGGTCCGTCAATGAATAGAACCTTGCCGTCGTTTGCCCAGTTAGTAACTGCGAACGATCCAAAGGCATCACACTTGAACTGATGACGGTTGGTCTCCCCCGTGTACACGAAGGTCACGAAGCTTCCTCGCACGTGGCCACTAGTCTGCAAGTTGCATTTCCTGGATCCTACATCGAACAACTCTGATCGGCACAAGGGGCCCCAATACTCGCCCACGTTGTCCTCATAGATGTAGCTAAGGCCTTGGCAGTCGATCCGCCAGAGGCTTCCGTCCATTGTAGCGGATTTGATAAAGTACCGTGTGAAGTGGATCGGGGCTAGCCAAGGCGTACGCCAGTCAACAAGGTACTCGTCCAAATAAGCGCCCACGAGCGCGCCGTTACGGATCTCAGTTTGCGTGAGCCCGTCTCCCGTGTCCAGCACGGCAAATCCCTTGAACTCTTTGTTTGAAGCCTCGAGCGTGGCAAGGGCATCGCGAGCAGTGGTGTCCCCGCCCTGCGCTGGCGTGTAGGTTTCATTATCAAACAGAACTAGGTTTTGCGGGTACTCCGTCCATCGGAAGATCCGGTTGTCGAACTGCAAGGACAGCTTCCAGCAATAGGCGTGAAAGTGCTGCCGTGCGCTGGTCAACTCCCATCTTGAACTAGGAAGGATTGTCGTGCTCATAGTTCGATCTCGCTAGGAAGCGTCTTTTGCTCGTAGCCACAAGTAGCCATCTTGACCCGAACGTCCTCGGGAAGATTGATCAGCACTTCGTATAGTCCAGCCGATGCTCCGTTAGGCTGCACAAGTGCGTCAAGCTGTCCTTGGATCTTGTTAGCCCAATACTCTGTTTGTAACTGCCGACGGTGCTTGGGGTCTGCAAGGTCCCCGGCAAGTGGGCGGGCTTTGCGGGCCATAGCCAGCAAGAACTTGAACTCGTATTGAACGTTACGCAGACGATGCACCAAAGCATCGATCCTCCGAAGAAGAGCTTCCCTATCAAGCTGTAGTTGCAACCTGCGAAGAGGTGTACGAAACAAGTCCCCTAGGAACGCCAGGCGGCTCCGTGGGGCGTCCCGCTCGGCTACAGCCAGCAGGTACTCCGCCCGCACTGTATGCCACGCGTCGTGGCGCACACGGAGTTCTAGGGAGAGCTGTCGGAGCGTTCCCCAAATCGTTCCGTGCGCGTTCTGGCGAATGATAAAGTTCTCGATCTGGATGTCATCGTGCCTATCCGGAACTTCCGTGCATAGGTTCCAGACAAACAGATCGTCAACTGGAGCTAGATCTATAAAATCTAGCCAAGCTGCGTCCAGTGATTCTGTTGGTGGTGTCTGTTGGTCCATACATCTGTCCGAAGTACCGCGCTGACTTGCGTGTATTGATCGTAGTAGTACGTGGCCGGGTTGGCGGCCTCGTTGATCGCGTTAGCGCGGCCCATGCCATAGTAGGCTCGACTCCGGACTAGTGTTGTCGAGAAGCCCATAGCTCCGTGATAGAAAACCGGCTGAACTAGACTAGGCAGAGTTACCCACGCCGAAGAGTTCACCATGTCCATCTTTTGGTGAAACGCCGTAGGACCTAAGGCTCCGTTGTGAAAAGTGGCCCCTCCGCAGTTGTGATGCTCCCCTAGCAACTCGACAAGGTGCGCCCTGTACCAGTTTCCAGACGGCACGTCGATCACACGAGTAGACGTATCAAAAAGTGGCGCGTAAAAGAAGAAGGGCGTGAATGTAGCGTAGCCTGGAACCGGCGTACCCTCGTGCGCAGATACAAGACACCCCACGGGTCCACGATCCGCAGACCCAGAGGCTGTACACCATGACCAGTCTATCCAACTTGGGGTTGTTCCAACATAGATCGCGTTGGTGTCCGAACGGTAACGGTCTATGATATTGGAGTAGCTCCCTCCGGAGTTCTTTCCAAAGCAAAGGTGATCCCTTTGCGCCGTGATAGTTCCATCGGAAGGTGGAGGCACGCGGCAAAACGCCACGTCCGTTCCATCGGCGGACCCTCCGGTGTTTTCGGTTGTAGTCGTACTGAGCGCGTAGCTGTAGACCGTCGTTCCCGCTCGGATATAAGACCTAGATCCGGAGAAGGAGGCGCCTGCTTCTCGTGCGTCAAAAGTCAGAGCCGTGTCTGCCGTCCAAACGTTCAGCGAAGGGTTGTACTTCGTGACAAGGTTAGGGTTGTCCCCGCCCATGCCAAAGGAGGCTACGTAAGGACTTGCGGGCGGGGTGGTAACTACGGCCGACTTGGCGCACCACGTCCACATGCCCGCTACCGTTGTGTTATCCACAAGACCTAACGTGATCGTTAGAGGTAGCTGCCCCGCGGTCCAAGTGAGCACTAGGGATCCGGCCGCGTCCTGTACACGGAACCCGTTGCTGGTAGGCGACCCCTCGACGATCAATACAAGGACAGGCCATCCACATTGGAGTCCCGTAGCATCCGGTAGGTGGTACGTAGCAGGACCAACGCCCGCCGTATCGTTTACATAGATCCGAATAACCCTAGGCGTCAGCACCCTATCCGCTATGCTTGTCTGTGAAGGGTGGTAGAGGTTTCCGCCGTCGTCCACGGTCTGCCTAACGGATCCACCAAAGTACGTGACTGGCTTGTAGGTCATGAAATGATCCACTCCAGGACGCCGGAAGCGTTAGGCGCTAGCCAGAGCGTGGCACACGTCTTTGGGGCTACGGTTGCCTTGAGGGTCCCCTCTTCGTCGTAGATCCCAATAGACAGCGAGGCGTGAGCGTTGAATACGATAAAGTGAGGGCCTCCTGCCTTAGCTACTGCTGCTGCGATGCCTGTCGTACTCGGTAATACAACTCCGCATCCGGACGAGTTCGGGGTGCAGTGCCAGACGCGGCCATTTAGCTGAGTAAGCCTTGGCCTGGAGTATGAAACTAGATCCTGGTGAATACCTCCGCCCATCGGGTAATCTTGCGACCAATCGTAGTTCGTAACGTCCTCTATCAAAGAGACGTTAGGTAGCTCGCCTACGTCGGTCCCGTGCAGGGCTACCTGAAATAGGTTGTCCACGTCCTTCTCGAAACGGCACCTCACGTAGTGCTCGTAACCACATTGCACGTTTGTGATCGAGACCACCGCTGGCGGAAGAGTTACATCTATCGTTCCCTCTAGAGCGTTCACGGTCCAGTAGGTTCCGGGCGCGTACTGAACTCCATTGATCGCGCACTTGACCGTGCTTGTGATCACGTGGGGAACGTGCTGCTGAACAACTTGAGATCCGAAGCTATACGCCTTGCGAATCAGCCAGCGGTTGTTAGTCCTATCTTCGCAGTTCTGGTCGAACGCACTTACCGTGTAAGCGGCCCCTTCACCAGCAACGCCATCAAGTGTCGAGGCGTAGTCGAACCAGTCCTTGAACAGGAAGGAGTTTAGCGACCCCTTGGCGACGGCGATGTAGAAGTTGTAAAGCTGATAGAGTTGCTCTCGCTCCCAAAGATTCAAGTTGACCGTGTAGCGACGACGCCCAAGTGGATTGCGAGCAAGCCTGTACTCCGCAAAGCTCTCTAGATTGACGATACGCGTATCGAAAGATCTACCAAAAGAGGATCCTTGCGAGAAGAAAGTGGGCATCACTTCGTTGATAAAAGACATATCATTTCCCTCGGGTTACGCGACGCATCTGCTTTGCAAACTGGTCCGAACTCTTCTTGAATGAATCTACCGCGGGCGTCTGCACGATAAAGGTTACGTTCTGCGTACCACCCCGCGTGCTTCCTTCTGGCGCTCCCGCAAAAGAACGCGGCTGTCCGCTCGTGGGCTGTACGAGGTCGGCCGTACCACTTCTTCCCGGCGTAGCATCCACGCCTAGCTTGCCGTTACCCTGCCGTTGGAGCAGCAAGGGGCCGGCGCTTGAATGAACAGCCGGGCCACGAGAAGAGTTGATCACGGGCATGATCGCTTCTGGTCCAGCTTCTCCCGCCACACCTAGCTTGCCTCCGCGTAGTGCGAACATAGCGGGCTTATCCAAGATACCTCCTCGTGCAAACTTCAGCACGCCGGCATTGTAGACAGCCCCGTTTGCGGCTCCTACGGCGCCCCCTACGACGGCCCCGCCAACCTTGAGGGCAGTACCCGCCGCGGCCTGCGACGAGAGGATGGCCGCGGCTTGTGTGGCGCCCAGCACCATGGCCTCGGCGGTGGCGATACCTCCGGCCGTTAGGGTAGCCGCGGCCGTGGTAGCCCCGGCGGTCATACCTGTAGCGCCCGCGACGGCTCTCGTGATCCCACTAGTCAAAAGATCTACCATCGGCTGTATCAAGATTTGCGTAAGCGCCGCGTCGGCAAGTGCTGCAAAGAAGTCAGCCGCGGCCTGCTCGGCAGTCTTGGCCCCGAGCACGACGGACTTGAACGCGTTACCAAGATCAGTGGAGATTGTATTCGCAAAGGTCCGTACCTTGTTGAGTACTTCTGCCTGCTCGGCAAGAAGTGCGGCGGCTTGCGTGGCTTGCCCGATCTTAGCCATAGACGCAGAATATTGATCCGCAGTGATTGCCCCGGCTTGCTGGAGGGCAACGAGCTCTTTCTCTACGTCTTTCAGCGGTGCAATCAACTGCTGAGTTGCCGCACTGATACGACCTCCTGTTTCCGTACTCAGCAGCCCCGTGCGAAACACCTCTCCTGCCTTCTGGGCGTTCTCTATAAACGCTTGCAGGCCCGAGCGGGCTTGCGCCAATCCATCCGCTGCAACCTTTAGCCGTACAATCTCGCCCACTTGAGCTTGGACGGAAGCTCGCTCTTTCTCAGCTTGAGCTACCGATATCTTGCCTAAGCGAACACGTTCCGTGATAAACGTGTTCGTGTTCTGGATCTGCGCAGCCAGCTCTTGTTGAGTCTGGATAGCGATCGATTCCCCGGGGGAAGCAAACACGAGGGACAAGGCATGGCCCGCGGCCGCGGCCTGCTCTGCAATGGAAGTGAAGGCCTCATCGGATTTCACACGGAGCGCCTCAAAGGCCTTAGCTGCCTGTACCCGCTTCAGAAGCATATCCACTTCGGCATTGACTTGATTCAATGTATCGAGTTGCTTGTTGGTAAACAACTCGGAATCTTTTGGGATCTGAAAGATCTCCTTTACTAGTGCTCGCGTCTGCAATAGAAGATCTAGCCGTTCCTTCTCGTTGTCGTTTAGTCCGACGGCATCCTTCTCTTGCTTCAACGTCGCGATCAGTTCCTGCAAAGCTTCCTTGGCCTGCTTGACCTTGTTTGCCGCGTCCTCCGTGGAACGGGCCACGTCGGTTTTTACTTGCTCGGGCTTAGTTGCCCGGACAGCCCCCGGCCCACGCTTGCGCGGAGCCGCGTCTTCTATCTTCTGTAGCTCTTTGGCGCGCTCTTTGATATTCTTTACGGACTTATCAATCTCAGTGGAAAGGCTAGTCCCAAAGGCAGAGCCTACCTCGAACGCCGCCCCCACAAAGTCCCGAGTCAGGTCCGCTTGCATCTCCTTAGCGATACCCTCTGCATCGAACGCGATCTTGAAGGCTTCTCCAAACCGATCAAGAGAGTCGGCGAGACCTTTCCCGCTAGAGAAATCAAGTTCCTTGAATGCAAGGATCGTAGCAGCTAGCCCTTTCAACAGGGTCTGCACGCTTCTGTAGAACTGCACGAGGGGGCGTACCATGGCATTGATAGCTGCCCTGACTGCGTCTTTGATGGACGCCCACGTTGTGGATGTATCTTCTTCTAATCGCTTGTTCTCCCCAACGGCCTCGTCCACCGACTCCGTCCACAACGACGAGAAAGTATCCGCAGCGCTCTTCCAAGCGCTAGTCAGCGCTTCCGTCGTAGCGGCCCAAAGCTCGGTGATAACTCGCGTTACCTCTTCCCACGTGGCCTTCATGATATTGCCTACGCGCACCGACTCCCCGTCCACCGTGGTGAAAGTGTCCGCCAGCTCAAGTAGTGCAAACACCAAGATAGCGATGAGAGACGCAATCGCTAGGATCGGGTTGGCCTTGAGTGTAGCGTTGAGTAAACGGAACGCTTGAGTTACGCTACCGATACTCTTTGCCAACTCTAGGACCTTACCGGCCGCCGCGATTGCGACGAACGCCATGAGGCCAATGGACGCGGCTTTGATAGCGTTAGCTAACGCGTTTGCCGTACTATCTGCTTTTGCGTTAGCGTCGGCGAGTCCCGCAAGGATGCTAATCGCATTAGCTAACGTGTTTAGTAGATCCTTCATTGATCCACCAAGCCCAGCGTCACTTGTCTGGATAAACAAAGACTCCACCGCACTGGTCAAGTTGTTGAACGCACCCGATAGGGTGTCGCCCATAACCGTTGCAAGAGCTTCCGCCGCTCCTTTCCCATCCTCCAAAGCCTTGATGAACTTCTCCAGCTTCTCAGGGGACCCCGAAAGGATGCTTGCTGCGTTGAATCCTTCAGTGCCAAAGATCGCGGCTAAATCTTTTGAGCTAGCCCCGGCCTCGTCGATGGCACGTGCTACTTCAAGGAAAGAGCTCTTGGATATATCAAACGCGTCCTTCGTTTTCCCACTGCGCTTGGCAAGCTCCTCCAGGATGTCCGCTGCGCGCTTGCTTGGGTTCAGTAAGGCGGCCATAGACGAACGCAGAGCCGTCCCTGCTTGCGAACCTTCAAGCCCCGCGTCCTGTAGAACCGCGATTGCGGCTACGGTCTCTTCGAAGCTTTTTCCCGTCTGTTTTGATATAACTCCGGCTTGACTCAAGGCCTCGCTGAGCTGAGGCACCGACGTTTGCGCCGCATTGGCTGCGGTGGTTAGCACGTCCGTGACGCGCCCCGCGTTCGTGGCATCCAGCTCGAACTGCGCAAGCGCTTGCGTGGTCAACTTAGCCGCTTCAGCTAGACTGATCTCCGCAACGGTAGCAAGATTCAAAACCTTAGGAGTAGTCAACAAGATACTGTTGACGTCCTGTCCAGCTCGCGCGAGTTCCAACTGCGCTTTTGCAGACTCCCCCGCGCTGAACACTGTAGCAGCCCCAAGCTCCTTGGCTTGCTGGCGCAAGTCGGCGAAGTCCTCTGCCGTCCCTTGGATTGTCCCTCGAAGCGTTTGCGTAGCCTTGTCGAAATCAACGACTGCCTTGACACCAGCGCCCGCCGCAAACAAGGCAGCCGACGCCGCTGCAAAGGCCGCCGCTTGAGAGGCGGCAAACTTTAGCGAGCGACCTAGCACGCCGGCCTCGACGCCTAGCTTGTTGGCACTACTGATGAACTTCCCCGTCGTGTCGTGGGCTCTGCCCGCGGCGTCGATAAAGATGTTCAGATCCCCGGTCGCTTTTTTGACCGGTGCGCTATTTATGACGAGGTCGAGTTCCGCTAGATCGGCCATTAGATTGATCCCGCTGCTTTCGAATCCAAGTAAGCCAGACTTGATCTAGCTCTTGAATGGCCTGAATCTCAAAGTGGGACAGCGACACGAAATGCAGATTGACCCAACTGTCGATCTCCCTGTATTGGATCGGATGGTAGTCCCCATCCGAATGCGTGCGCGTGCGGGATAGGGCTAAGAATAAAGCCCAGATCCACTCTGTCCCTTCAGGTGGCTCTAGTATAGCAGCGGGAATCTCTTGCGTAGCCTTTAGCGTCTTGCGTGCTTGCGCGACGTGGGCCCCTTGCGACCCGGCGCCCGTTAGATCCGTGTTCGTTTCAAAGAACACGCCGGCAAACTCGATTAGTTGGTCAAGTCTCCGGCCAAGAAGTTTCCCCGCTGATGAATGAACTCGTCTACTTGATCACGGATAAACCGGTAGCGTGTGTAGAGCGTGCGTGCGTTGGCCGCGTTGTAAGGGAACGGCGCGCCGTTCAATGTGAACCCCTGCCAGCCTTTTGTGCACGCAACGAGAAGATCAAGCTTATCCTTCTCAGCCGTGTCTCCTGTCACGATCTTACTTTTACGGGACGTAGCCCTCTCTGCAATGTCGGTGACTTGCTGCTTGTGCACGCGCACGTACTCCGGAGAGTCGCAGCACACGAGTGCGATAGTGACCGGCGCTTCTCCAGAAGGGGACTCCCACGTGAGCGGGTTTCCTTCTGGATCCTCGACGGCCAACAGACTTTCGGAACTGGAGAGGGAATCGAACTTGGATAGGTCCATGGGCTGTCTCTTGACAGCCCGATCCTACCACTAGCTGCGCTTACTAGAGCGAGTTCTCATCGCTGACGGCATTCGAGATTTGTATAGTCAACGAAGTCTGGACCGTAGTCCCGGCCCCGTTATTCACCGTGCCCGCAAGTGCCCGGAACGGCATCTCTTGGATCACGGCCCCTTCCGCCGGCGGGTCCATGGACGCGCCCATGTACTTGATACGAGGCATCGTTACGCAGATGAACCCCGTGGCTCCCGGAGACTCCATGTATGCGGACAGGGCGGTCTCAGTCTCGTTGAAGAATCGATCATACATGCCTCCGCCGGTAAACATAGCCGAGATCGTACCTTCGACAGAAGCACGAGCCTCAAAGACGTTAGGCGAGAACTTGCTGCCGACTACGCCTGCAAGGGATGCTTGATTGTCAAGCGTGAAGTCCAGAGACGTGACTACGGCGTTCAGCTCTTGTGCCTCGTACATGTAGCCGTCGAATGCCGCGAAGAACTCCGTACCTGGCTCAACACTTGGATTCTCGGTCCCCATAGGGACCGAAGCCATAGCTTCCCCGCGAGTACCCAAGATAGCGAACGCCCCGCCGACCGGATTCTCAGGAGCCAAGGTCATGGACATCGAGTTGAACACGCACTGATGGAAGTACTGGTACTTCGCAATGTCCGCAAACGCACGCATCATGCTGAAGGTGCGCTTCATGGTACCGATATCAATCCGGCGTCCCGGAAAGGTGATCGTTCCTCCCGAGCCGGCAACCGCAATGTTGCCCGGATTGGCCAAGCGAATGACCGTCGCGCTCGTTACACTGATCACCAACCAGAACTTGTTGTTCGTGCTTGGTGTTGCGCCGGTCAACTTGAGTACGTCGCCGGGGCGAATACCGTCTGTGATCCAAGACCCCGAGGCCCGCGTCAACGTGCACAAGTTATCGGTAGTCACTGGATCTGTCATGGTGAGCGTTCCCGTAGTGCCAATCACGGGAGTAGACCACTCGCTAAACATGGTGGCACGGATAGCAGTGTCCGTGGATACAAGTGCCAACTCGTATCCAAGATCTCCCGTGACTCGATTGAGTCCATGCCGAACGGAATGGTATTGCCGGTCTGGACTTACACGCTCAGACTCAAGCGTATCTCGTTCTAGGTTGATATTCCTAGACGTAAGGGCGAGTCCCTCCAAGGCGACGGCAACGGTAGCTCCCGAGGGCTCTGCAAGGATAAGCGCGTCCGGATCTGCAATGGTGATCACGAGCGCCGTAACCGTCAGGATTCGCCAATAGTTGTTGGTCGCGGCGTTAGCAGAGCCCGTGATCTTGGACATCTGGTATTTCAGGTAACCGTCCGTTACGAACGATCCACCGGACCGTGTAAGCGTGGCGATTCCTGCGCTCACCGTGATAGCTACGGCCGTGAACACGCCTAATCCTACAGGCGCCTCGCCGCACACGGCTTCTTCCACAACGGAAACGCCTACTCGAACTCCAGATGCGATGTCGATACATGCCATGATCTTTTGTCTCTCCTTATCATCCGAGGAGCGATGAGTACACGCGCCAACTGATGACCGTGGTGATAGTGTACCAGCTCTGCACGGCGCTAGTAGAGGGCGCTAGCCTTTCTGTCCGGAAGATCTGAACCGTACAACCCGGGCTGACTGGTAACCCAAGCCCGGGCTTGAACGCCGCCACGATTTCCGTGCTTACGGACTCTATGTCTTCCGTTCCTTGGCCTAGCGGATATACAAGCAGGATCCTATAGTTACCCACGGTTTCCGTAGTGTTGGATCCTGCTAGTCGTTCCGCAACTACGGAGTTGAACTCTCGTACCCAATCGTCGCCTTCTGGGCTAGGAGGCACGAAGGTTCGGTTCTCCCACTCTTGCAATGGGGGCAGGCTTGGAACATTAGTGATCAAGTTGTCGCGCAGGGCAAGTCGGATTGCAGCTATGTCGGCGGCCATTATTTCCTCTTTGTCGATCTAATCGCTTTATCTAGTTGTGAGGTTAGCTCGGTGAACGTGTCGGCAAGCATATGGGAGTCCTCCTCAACAAAAGGAGCGTACTCCACCGAGTTGGATATGTGGATGCTATCCCCAATCTTTACGCTAGACATCTTGCTCAGCGCATCCCCTACCTGCTTGCCATCCGCAGGGGCCCCGGGGCTACCTCCTGGAGACTCCTCGGGGCTTACAGTGCTTGTGTCGGGGGAGTTGAGCCCTACACGCCACGACGCCCGCAAGCGTCCCGTGTCGACCGGCGTACGCCTTACCGTACCGTTGAGTGCATCCAAGGCAAGCTTGCGCATCACCGTGATCACGTCTAACTGCAAGTTCTCGGCGAACTGTCGAATGTCCGCCTGAAAGCTTTTGCGTTTACTCTTAGCCATGCTACCTTCGTAGTGCTAAGATCGTAGCAGCTTGCTGATCTCCGCTATTGATAGGCCGGACGTAGATAGCCCTGTATTTGATACCCGCGTGCGTGCAAAAGACCTGCTTCTCGTTAGCGGCCTGCACGTCTAGGCCTACGGCCTCAGCATCCGCAGCGGCTACAACGATCTTTAGATCGCTTCGTTGCAGAGCGCTATCCGTGGCCTCCTGCTCCGTGAACGAGTAGGGAGGGCTCGCCTTCACGGACTTGTTGACCGTCGTGGGCACGGATACACCGGTCAAAGGGTTATACACCGAAGTCTTGATCTGGAATACCAACGGGGTATCCGTGAATAAGCCGATCAGTGTGCTTGCGACTTGCCGGAGCGGTGCGTCTAGGAGGCCCATGCCTCCTAGTATGCACTAGACCCGGACAAGGCGGGCCATACCCGTGCCACCCGCGGTCTTGGCAGTACCAAAGCACGCAAGGATGTCTTGGATATACGTTGGAATCGTGTCCACAAGCATCGTCTTGTCCGCCTCGACTTCGATCTCAGCGACCTTAGCACTTTTGATACCGAGGCCCAAGAGACTAGGAGTTGCGGAGGTGTCTCGCCCCGCAAGGCTGAACGCTAGCTCGGCCGTAGCCTGCTTGAGTTGCTTGGGGAATACGTTGCTCGGGAACGTATCTCCTTCGCAGTCCTCCGCACCCGTGCGAGGCCACGCGAGCGGCTGCGTCTCCGAGGACTCGTCCCCGTCCCACGTGACCTGCACGTCCAGCATGGACGTCGCCCACGCGAGCGCCTTCTCCTTCTCGCTAAGAGTGATCCGAATAAAAGGCGTTCCGCCGGCAACGTTGGCCATAAGTGCCGGAGCTATCAATGGCGCTGCGGGCGTGGTTACGTCCGTGATGGAGTACATCACTCCGGCTATGGACACCACATTCCCCACTTGGAATGTTCCGGTGCCTCCCGTGATGGGAATAGCGGACACGCCAGCGAGCAACGCCCCCGTGAGCTGCCAATCGTTAGCAGACGGAAGAGCGCCTAGGGCGTCCCACGCGGCAAGGAAGAGCCTCGTGCCTGCGATGAGCTCGGCCTCGATCAAAGAGATGTAACTGTTAGCTTCGAGAGAAGAAGGATCTGATATAAGAGCCATCATCACTGCTTCCGAATGGCCATGATCAACTCGATCACGTCATTCTTGTTATTGCACTTTGAGCGCTGGCGAGCGCTGGAGTTCTGCCACTCCGGCAGAAGGTGAAGTGCGTCGATAGACATGGTCAGCATGTCCTCCTTGGTGATCCTTGTAGACATGCCAGGATTTGCTACGGCCTCTGAGCGCTGTAGCGTGTCTTGGATTGGCTGACCATCATCATCAAACTCTTGCTCCAGAGTCTCCTCCGGCAACTCCTCTTGCAACTCGTGCAAGTGCTTATTGTAGTCTTTGAGGGCGATGATCATTGGACGACCCGTTCGGATGTGCTTTACCTTCACGGTCGGAACAAGGGTTACCCCCTTGAGCTGAATCCAACGGTTCTGAATCATTTCTAGCTTGGAACTCATGTTGCCTCTCCGGTCAAAAGCTTGTGGTGCTTCCCGAACAGTATGCGCATCTTGAAGAGGGATGCGCGTATCCGAGAGCGTATCTTTGCGGTAGTAGCGTCCGCACTCTTGAAGTGCACGCTCAAGTACCACAAGGCCTGCTCGGTCTTGCAGATCCGAGCTGTTCCTACAAGTAAGCCGTCCCCACAAAGATCTCGCATGATACAACCTTCGGGCATAGATCCAGTTTGACTCCACGTCCAAGCGCCCGTGGACACAACGGATAGAACTTCGCTGTAGTGACTATCAAGTAGAACTTGCTGCCAGAGGGAACGCACGGCAGGAAGTTCCCCTGTCCTGTACTCGAACACAACTGAACTTTTGATAACAGATCCTGGAGCAGGCAAGCCTCCGCCGTTCTCGCTTTTGAGAACAAGCACACGGGAAGCACCCACTTCCGCCGCAAGCGTTTGAGTCTCCTCCCACACCGCTGCGATGTCTAAGAAGCCTCTGTCCATCTTCCTGGACTTTCGTGATCTCCATAGCTCGCGTCCAAGGGCAATGAGTGCCGCGGCACCACCTCCCGTTCCGACGAACGCGACAAGGATCTGAATGATTGGATTGAGTTCTTCAGTCATTGATCCTCGTGTTCTGATTCCAATAGGCCGCATTGTAGGCGTTGTTCTGCATGAACAACAAGAGGTCATAGACACTGCTCCAGACGTGCCATTGCGTGTGCGCGTTGGCATCGTAAGAGGTCTTGTATCCTACGCTATGCGCGTCTATATCAGCTCCCGCCATAATGAACGTAGTATAGGAGTTACCATGCCACGTGGGGATGCTGCCTAGCGCCGTGGCCCATACAGAGGCCCCGTCGACGGTCAACTTCCACTGAGTATTGACCGTTCCGGTAGACAGGACATAGGTATGGACCAGCCCATCGAACGGATCCATAACCGGAGTGGTCACGGTATCGTCCACAATAGTCGTAGCGGTCGATGACTTTACGATAATGCGAAGTCTCCCGTTGGTCTCGTTAGGGCCGTATCCCGCGGCTGTCTTGTACAACTCTATCTTTGCTCCGTTAGGAGCTTGCAACAAGAGCATAGTTCCTTGTGCATCATAGGCACCGACATAGCGGATGTGAGCGATCATGGAGCAGCCGTAAGAAGAGAAGCTTGCCGAGACCGCAGCTTCTCCTCGGCACCCACCGGTGAACCGCATGATATACATCGTGTATCCTCCGTAGGTCCCCACTACAATGCCCCGCTGAAAGGTGCCTCCGACGGCCTTAGCAGGATGGAAGTTTCCTGAATGATCGTGGATGAATCTATCCGGGACTTCATCCTGCGTAGCGAAGTAGTGCACGGGACCAGCACCCGCAAAGACAGATTTCAGGTTCGCTTCGTACGCGCCTTTGGTCGTGCTTGCTCGGATCGTAGCTATATCCGAAGTGCTTAGATCCTTCATTCCGTAGAACAGACCGAAGAACTGCATATCGATTGCGCCCGCAACCGTGGTGAAGTTGTCGGCCAGCGTGGCAATCTCGTAGAGTCCGGCGGTTGGAGCCGTGCCTATGTTTCCCGTCTTGACGTCACCGTGGATATCTACGGTGACTCGTGGATTAGATACGTCAAACGAGATCTTGACCACAACGAAGATATAGCCGTTGTATCCGGCTTGATCTTGTGCATCCGTTGTACTCAGGTATTCGTACCGAGTGCCAGACGCGTAGTAGGCTCCTCCAATGCGGACCTTACTGGACACACGCTGCGCATAGACCTCTACGTAGGCCGCTCCGCTTGTTGTTCGCAGCTTGAACAGGGAAATATCCGTTAGAGCAGCCGCCCCCTTGCCCTTAGCGAGCCAGAACCCAACGACGAACTTGTACCGTGCTGCTTCTGTGAATAGATTGATACTCTCGTTGCTCCGTAAGCGCCAGCTTCCGGAAGTCGTGATCTTAGCTATGTTGACGGCTTTTGATCCGGTAAGGGGTCCGGTATAGTTCCCCTCAAGAACGATATCGCTTGTAGCGCTTGGATCCTTGTAGAAGTCCCGGGCGTAGTACCACGTCCCGATCCCGGTCCAGCACATCCAATCACGAAGCACGAGAATGGAGCTTGGTGGAGGATCTACAACCGGGTCAAATACCGGACAAAAGATCCCCGCATCGTCGTCTCCTTGAAATAGGATAAATAAGTTATCGTCTACCGTCTTTACCTCCAGAGCAAAGGCGGGACTAACCTGTTCATTGGCTCCACCAAAATCCGTCACCACAAACAGGAACTTGTTTCCCGTGCCCACCGATCCTTGATTTAGGGCAGTCCAGGCGATCGTTGTGCCCGTGACAGTCCCAATCGTTTGCTGAACTTTGGTAGCCGTGGCGTAGACAGATGTTGAGGCGTAGTAGAGCCGAGTAGTACCGGGTTGTGCGAAGTCCTGACCATAGACGACCATGCCTACCGCGGTCTCTTGGATCACGGCTAATCCATCAACACTCGCTATCCCCGGAGCTACGGCCGAAGAGATGCGGATAGGAAACGAAGCACTGCGCCGCTCTTTTACGTTACCCGCCCACGTTACCGCGAATAGGTAGAAAAAGCCCTCACCTATAGATCCAAGAGTTATAGCGTTCCAGTTGAGCGTGGTAGCTGTAACACTGGATATAGTTTGATCCTGCTTGACGGCGGACGTGTAGTTAGTGGAGTCCGCCCACACAAGTTTAGTAGTGCCTCCCGGAGCAAGGTTCGTTCCCACAACTGCGAGATTTACTTCGTTTGGATAGAAGTAGGTTCGGCCACCTTGCACCGACGTGAGGGTCGGTGTTGTTGGTGTTGTGATCGTGACGGCGAAGGCCGCGCTCACCGTTGCGTTGCTGCCTCCGAAATCAGACACCACGAAGAGGAACAGAGCCCCCGTAGTCAAGGAACCCATGCTTACGGAACTCCACGTGGTAACCGTGTTAGTCGTCCCTGTGATCGTTTGCTGGACTTTGGTCGAAGCAGAGTACGTGGCTGTCTGCGCAAGGAAGAGGGCCGTAGTGCCCACGGACACGAAGTTGAGTCCGTTCACTACTCGATTAGTGTCTGTTGTATCTACCACGGCTCCGCCTGTGATAGATGTAATCTGCGGAGCAGGAGGCACGGTCACCGTGATTGCGAAGGCCGCTGAGACTTGCTGTCCGCCCCCACCGTAGTCCGTGATAGCGTAAAGGTACCGAGTAGCGGCGCCGGTCAAAGATCCAAACGTAACAGCCGTCCATGTAATGCTTGTGCTAGATACACCTGAAACCGTTTGCTGAACTTTGGTAGCCGTGGCGTAGACATTGGTATCTGCGTAGAATAGTGCCGTCGTGCCTCCGCTTAGGCTTGTGCCGGTGATGGCTATGTTGACCTGAGTAGATAGGATGGCATTGTCTCCATCCACCAAAGTGATCACGGGAGGGCTAGCCACGGACTCGTTCAAAGACACAAGCGCGTGAGCAAAAGACCCACTGAAGCTCCACTGGCAAAGCGTGTTTGGGTCTACGTTGTGCCCGCTGGCATGGGTGAGTTGGTCTCGCCCAGACCCCGAGTTGTTATAGTTCCAAAGCTGCGTATGCCCGGTTCCCGCGATGGTTACGGACCCCGCCGTACCTATTGAGATCACGTCTACCCCACCTTCCGCCGCCGTGGGGATGGTCAAGGAGCTAGACGATCCAGCAGACGCAAGGAAGGCCCCATCCGTTGATTGGATCGTGCTGGACTGGTGAACACCCGTGTAGCACGCAAGCGTGAACATCCATTGAGTGGAGCTATCTCCACCGGATACGGTCAGCACTCCGTTTGCAGTCTTGCTAGATAGATTTCCTACTGTCTTTGTAAAGATCGCAGCCGCGCCCTTACCGAACCCACCCATTGCGCCAAACTGATCCTTTTGCAGCGTCATCGCTGCCCCGTCCCAGGTAGCGGTGTAAGTAGGACTAGATCCGATGTCACGCAACGACACCATAAGAACGATCAGGCAGTCGTTCCCCGTTAGGTTAGACAGGGTCGCAGAGAAGGACCCACTATTTCCGCCCGAAGCACTTGTGTTCTGGAGTTGCGCGATTGCCATGGCTTAGGCTTCCGTGATCATCTTTCCTAGAACGGTCACGCACACGCGCGCCGCCACATCGTGGCTTACGTGTAACGTGTTGTTCAGGCTTAGCCTTCGATTTGGTAGCTTAGTCACAACTCCCCCATACTTCGCCAGTAAGCCGCCCACAATGGTCGCCCATGGGCCCGGAGACACCTGATTGCCAGCAGGACCGGAAAAGAGCTTGAAGTTGCCAGCGGCCCCTACAACCGCGCTTACGTGAAAGAGGTAGAGCCTTTGACTTGCACTTGGTGCTGTAAGTACGGTGCCGTTAGTCCCTTGCACGTAGAGAGGGATGTCCGCGCCCGCGGTCACGTCGTTGGAGTCCAGGACTCCAACAAAATCGATTCCTCCAGACCATCCACCACTAGGCTCCGGAGAGCCGCAACACGTGTTGACGATGATCGAGCTTAGGTCCGTTGATCCGTTTCCGCTACATCCGCACGACATAAAATAGCCCTCGACTAGAAGCATACCACTTCCGGTCGAGGGCTTAGGTAGGAGCTAGCTCCTACTAGGGGTTAGCCCAGAAGGCGAGCGCCACACTCGGGCTGAACAACGGCGCCACCGTACAAGATGTCGTACGACCAGATCGTCTCGAAGTGGGCATACCGGACTTGCACGCGAATGGCCAAGCCAGATACATCGTCCAAAGCGGTGGACGACATCACGCCAAGTGCCTCAGGCGGACTCTGAAGCGTACGGACTGCGAATGCGAACGCTTGTGGGGCGAAGCCGATGTTTGCGACGTGACTTGCCGTCACGGTGATCGCCGTAGTCGCGGGAACAGCAACTTGGAGCGGCGGGCGGACAGTCAGGTTACCGCCGCCATAAGCAAGCACGGTGTAAGTTTGCGAATGATTCGCAAACTTGACAATATCACCGACCACGAACGTTCCCGTTCCGGCGGTGACACCAATGACCGTCTCGCCGATAGCTTCGAGAGCCGTAACGGTGAACGTCGCCGCCGTGCCAGCGGTGTGATAAAACACGTTCTGGTCCATCCACCATTGGAAGCCAAGCCGCATATTCAGCTTGCCTTCGATGATGGCTTGCGGGTCCCCGTGCCACTCAGCGTTAGCAAAAGCGGGCACGCCAAGAGCCGAAGCCTCAGCATCTGCATTGAAGACGCAATGCCGATTCTCCAACGGACAGAGCTGGTTATTCAGCACCTTGCGAAGGTTAGCCGCGTCGGTCGGCTTCTCGTTGGTGAACGGAACGGTGCCCGCGGTGCCCGCGGTGCCGTAGAACTCCTTGTACATCCCGAGGAGAAACTGATCCACGTACTTCGCCAGCTTGGAGACAGCTTCCTCCGCAACGCGAGGGAAGTTCCCGTTCGCGATCTCGTGCATCTCTTTATCCGTCAAGGAGAAGTCAACCTTCTTCCACTGATCGAGATCCACGGGGACCTTGGTGAACACCACGTTCTGCGGAGCCGGGATCACGTTACTCGGATTGACATCCGTAACCGTGAGAGCGCCAGCGATGCCTACGTTGATCGTCTCTCCTTGCTGCACCGCGGTCTGCTCGATGTCTCGATTCACGAGACGAGGAAGAACCGAGTTGGTGCGCAGGACTTGGACCGCGTTGGCGACAAGGACTGGAGTGATATCTGCGAGAGAGTTTGCCATGAGTACCTCTATCCGAGCGAGCTCGTGATGGGCTGATTATAGCCGTTCACTTCTCTCGTACAAGCACGGTCAGAAGAATCTCCAAACATAGGCAAACTTTTGAGAGTTCAAGATCCAACTTAGGATCAATAGGTTGCATCCAACTACCAGCGCTAGCGCTAAGCAGAGCGCTAGGTTGCTGTACGCGGCTAAAACCGGTTCCAGTTTAGTGACTGCTCGATCTTTGATAGTCTGATCGGAAGTGGTAGATCCGTTCTTAGGGTAGTCAGCTTGAGATTCCTTTTCCATGGAAATGACTCTAGTTGTGCCGACAAGCTCGAACTAAGGATAGACCTATTAGCGACTACAGCCTCTAGAGATCCAAACCTATTGATCAGCTTAGCCGCGGTTTTGGGGCCCACTCCGTCGAGCCCCGGGATGTTATCGGCCGCGTCCCCGCAAAGCGCCTGTACCTCAGGGACCTGCCTTGCGGACACAAGCCATCGTTCCAGCACGGCCGCCTCGTCGTGAAGCTTGTTTCCCTTGTGCAGACGCACGTTGGGCCTCACAACTTGGCAAAGGTCTTTATCCTCTGATACGAGAATGATAAGGTCGTAGATCTTATCTAAGACGTGAGCCACACTCGCAAGCACGTCGTCCGCTTCTGCTCCGGGAACTGACAGGATCGGAGCATTGCAAGATTCTAACCTTGACTCGATCTCCCTAACCCCGAAGGAGATATTAGGATCGTGAGACCGTCCTGCCTTGTACTCCGGAAAGACTTTAGATCTTTCCAAGTCCTCCCTCTTCGTATCCTTAGCGAAGAGCAGCCCTTGAGGTCGATAAGTACCGATCAAGGACTGGACCATGGACACGAACACCCGGGCAGACTTGTCCGGTCCTACAGCGTGCACCGCCCTGTAGGCAAGAGAAGAGGTGTCGAGTAAAAGCAGAGTGCTCACCCTTGTCTATACGGAGCTTGCTGTCCATATGCCAACAAGGCAAGCACCCCTACCACCAAGGCTTATGGAACCAGATCCTAGTTCTTTACCCACTGCAAAAAGTACAGTGGGTCTGGAACCTAGACCGATTGCACACTATCTACGATGATCACGTACTGCCGAACGAACTCGACCAGCTTGCTGTCCTCAACGATTGAAATCCACTGAAGAGCTTCGAGTACAGGATGGCTCTTCTTAGCGGACAGAACACTGCCAGGTTCGCACTCCAACGCGGCTACCAAACGCAGGGCTTCCCGTTTCGAGGAAGCCTCGACTCCAAAGAACGCGTTGACCGAGCCAAGAAGTGCCTGCTCTATCTTCTCCCTACCGACTTCAGTGGGGTCTAGTGTCACGGACGGGGAGGGCACTAGCACCACGTCGTAGCTAGTAGCTACTTGCTGCGCTTGTTCCCACGTACCCACGAACGGAAACGTGCGGGCGAAGCGGTGGTACTCCCGATCGTTCTGATGAGACTCATCTCCTTGAACGATTGGCTGACGGCTGAACTTGCCTAGGTTTCGGAGTTGGTTACTCAACCAACTAGCCATCATGCTAGGAGCGATGGCTGTAGCGGGGATCGGCGGTACGAGTAGAACGTGAGGAACGATCAGAACGAGAGACACGCTAAACCGTACTTCGATCCTTGCGCGGAGGCAACCCCAGAGACTCTTATACTTGCTCCGCTCTTATACGGCGGGCGTGCCGGAGCTTGCTTAGGTCGTGAGGCGCGATACAGACACGGTTTCCTTGATTTCCGCCAAGACACTGAATCACCCCACGTTGCATTGATATAAACAACGCCACGTGCATCCCTCCCTCCCTATCAAATACAAGGACGTCCCCTAACTGCAAGTCTTTAGTGAGCACGGCAGTCCCTACGTCTCCCCACGAGCTAGCACGCGCGGGCACGGAAGGCGCAGGGAACCCGCAAGTGCCAAACACTTGCGCCATAAAGATGCCGCACCACGGAGTCGTGCTGTCGTCGCTAGCAGAGGACCGGAAGAACTTTTTGATCCACCCTAGGATGGTGGGGTTGCTGCCTTGGCCAGCCGTCTCGGCCTCTCCATAGAAGGACAGCGCCGTCAGTACCAGCTTTTCGCTTGGCGTCATACCCGTACTTTGCCGGTGATGCCCGTGCGCCGCAAGGCAGTGGTACGATGAGCAAGTGTTGCCTGTAATGTTACAGACGCTAGGCGACCCTGAGTTGCGGGGTCACGTCCAACAACTAGTTGATAGAACTATCTTCGATGGGCCCGCCTACCTAGTTAGCATATCAAATAAAAGTGGGTCGACCGTGCACGCTGAAGCCGTCCGGGCTTCCGGATTGTTGATCCTAGTTAGCGAAGACTCTGAATCCAAAACGTATAAGTGGGACGTTGCAATAGAGGAGCACTATGCGAGTGTCTGCTCCTTTCCCATGGAGCATTCGCCGGGCACCTAGCTCCTTGAGCACGCTTATGCAACGCTCAGTTCCGTGGTGATCTCTAAGCCAACTCTCGAGTCCCTCTTCTTTTGCAGGGATCTGATCATTGAACCTCTGCACGAAGACGGACTCCAGCCTGCAAGTGTGGATCTATGTCTGCACGAGACAGCGGGAAGATACAGAACTCTAGGCGTGCTGGACACCAGAGGGGCGGCGCCGGGAATAGACCTTTTTGATATACCTCCTCACGGGTACTGCTTACAGCCGGGCGCAGCACTGCTAGCCCGAACAAAAGAGGAGGTGCGTATTCCCGTGAATATGTGTGCCCTGCTCGTTGCTAGGAGCAGCATGTCGAGAGTCATGCTCATGGTACAGTGCCTGACGGGGTTTATCGATCCTGGATTCCACGGGACGCTAGATCTACAGATCTTCAATGCCGGATCTAACCCGGTCCGCCTCTACGCAGGGGACCGCATCGCTCAACTCGTGCTCTTCCAGTTGACGACATCTACCTCAGCCTACGCCGGCAAGTACCAAGGCAAGAGCGGCGTAGCGGGATTCAAGCCGGACAATCGGACATGAACACAAAACTACCTATGATCCTCCTTCCGATCCTTCTACTCGCGGCTAGCTGCGATCAACAGACCAAGCAAGCGCAGGACATTGCGCGTTGCGTAATGAACGACTCCCGCCTCAGTACGATTGTCAAAGATCCACCTAAGGCAAAGCAGTGGGTCCAAGCCCAGATCACCACGTGGAAAGGCGTGAAGGCCCGCGTAGCCGCCAACACTCCACCTTTCGTGACCGACGAAGATGTAAAGGTGTTGATCGACGAGTCGGACGTACTAGACCGACTCGCTACGTGCCTTGATACAAGGAGCCCTAAGTGAGTCCACCTACCAATGGCAATGGCAATGGCAATGGCAAGGGCAATGGTCAGCGGTCCTCTAGGGACGCTGGCACGCTGAACTCTTGGTGGATTCCTGTATCAATGATCGTGGTAGGCGACCTCGTTTACATGGAGCCCGTCGGGCTCGTGTACGAGGTAGTCAGTCGGAAAAACGGGGAAACGCCCCTTAGCTTTAGAGCTAAAGTGCGCCGCGAAATGTCTGCACCTACGATGCAAGACGTAGACCCGTCTAAGAACGAGATCGATTTGATCTTCGTGGACACGTCCGTCCGTTTTACTGTTCTTCGATCTTCCGTACCACCAAAAGAGTATGTGAAATCTTTGCCTGCTTGACCTTGCGCTGCTCGGGATCGTGTGCATAATCAACACATGACCTTCTTTCGAGCAACACACGTCGTCGAGTTGGCGGAAGGCAACCGGAGTGTCCAGGTTGCTCTTCGCCTCGTTTCCGATCCCTGCGAAGGCGTCCAAGTGTACCGGGACGCCTTCGCCAACGAGTTCATCGTGGACCCGTCGTTCGGCTGTAGCGTGTGGCCAACCCACACGGCCATCCACGCGCTACAGAGCGACGCCGTGCCACTGTCGTGGCTCCGCTCTGCTAAGCCCTCTACGGGGCTTTGCTTTGGTGCACGGCTCTTCGCTTGCGCCTAGAGAGCGCAGTCCTCATAGATCCCGCCCTTGAGACGCTCTAGTCCGTAGGCAGACAGCCACCGGTCCAGAGCGCCCCGCGAGACTCCAATATACTTCGCGGCCTGAGTCATGTTGCCCTGTAGTGCGTGGGCGGCCCGCAAGGCGCACACCACTTCAATGGCCTCATCCGTGTACACAAGCGCTTTGAGTCCGCTTGCTATACGGAGTTGGTGCGCGCGGGCATCGCCTCGATCGCATAAAGATCCTCCTGTAGTAAGATCCTGAAGTACAGCGCGAACCGTATCCACCTTCACGTGCAAACTGGAAGCGATGTCCGTCTGCTTGCGGCGGAGCTCCGTGTGCTGAATGTTGATAGAGCATCGGACAAGGAACTTCTTGCTGAAGTCGAGCGTACCCCGGGTTGCGGATAAGAGAGCCAGCACGGGCTCCGCACCTTGAGGCACATGAGCTATGATCCACATAGGTAAAAGTCTTGGATCTTGCTGACTTATAGCAAGACTCACGGCTTTACTTGTCTCCGCTGCCACGTAACGCAATCCGGCAGGATCGGCAGGGCCCCGGTCACCTGAATCTAAGTGCAGTTCCTTGATCCGTTCAACGGACGCGTGCACGCCAGCGTGAGAAGTTTTGTTCTGCATAGCGATCAGCTCATGCAGAGCCTGAGCCGCTAATGGAGGCTCAAGCCCCATCCTTGCGCGCTCGAGGTAGCGGTTCAAGAGAAGTACGATGCGGTCCCCTCTCGATGCAAAGTCCTTTGCGTACAAGAACGAGATCGCCGTCCCTACCAGAAACCCCGACCCGAGTCCTGTATTTTCGATCGTGGCTATTCCAGGAAATACCGCAGCAAGGGGTAGCTCCGGGCGAGTGGTCCCAGGCCTGATAGTGTACAGCTTGCGCATCAGTGTGCTGCTATCCACTAGCAGCACGCGGTCCTTTACCATGCTCTCGATCATGTCTCGGACACTGGACAGACCGACGTCGCTTGCTTCTGGCAGTGCCTGCTGAACTTGTTCCGCAGTTTGCCACGTCCCCGCAGATTTGAGGATCGTGAGTATGTCTTTTCTAGTGATCATGCTTTCTGCTTTGCTTTGCTAAAGAGGATAGAAAGTGGGCGATCCCCAACTCTTGGGAACACGAGCCCACGCGTGCACGCGCTCACCTCCTATGTCCGCAGCAAGCTCCACTTGCTGCACATCGGGAAGGTCCCGCACTCGCCACTGAGGGTTTAGCTCTTTGAACTTCTGATCGGATTGGTGAGCTATAAACGCCAAGCGCTCCTCACTTGACTCCCTGTCCTTGATCATCTGTTCAATACTCTGCATCGGGTGCAGCACAAAGAGCGTGAGCTCACCGCGGACATCGGAGGCTAGCCCTTTGGAAGCGATCGCGAGTCTCTCAAGTATCACCCGAAGGATCCTACGCTCGGTCTGGGAGGTTCTCGAGTCCAAGTGGACCACGTAGGAAGCCGCCAAGACATGAGCAAGCCCTTGTTTCTCCGGCCAGACGACCAGAGGGGTTAGGAGATCAATCCTAGGTCCGCACGCTGGAGAAATCCAACGCGGGCACGGAAGAAACGTAAGTTGTTCATTCACTTGTGAGCTCTACTTCCGTGGTCACTACGGTGCAGCGAACGGTCTTGTACGTGCCTTTGCCGGCGCCGCATTGAACTTGCGTGCCCGGAGGCAAGTCCACTTCGCACTCCAAGTAAGAGTCGCCCCTTACTTGAGGAATCCGCAGGAAGGTTGATCCAACACGAGCCCACCAAACGGGTTTTCCGTTTGCAGGGTAGCCGGTGTTGGACAGTCGATCCGTTGTTACAATCTTGCTCTTGTTCATTATGCTTTCTACTCTAGAGCTGTAGCCCTACTTCTTCTTTTTCTTCTTGGTCTTGCCCGCTTCGCTCATGGCAATGGCGACCGCTTGGTCTTGAGGCTTGCCCTCGTTGACCAAGGTTTTGATATTCTTCGAGATCGTCTTTTTGGAACTACCCTTCATCAGTGGCATAGCCCAAGGGTAACACGTTAGCCTTCGGAAGGCAGAAGACCGTGAATCTGGATCCAATGAGCTACCTGTCGCACTGCGTCCATGTCGAGCTGGCTAGGCCAGGCGTAGCGGCCCACGTTCTGTAGAGTACGAGCTCGATCTCCCGCTTTTATGATCAAATCCAAGGAGTTCATGTAGGAGTTGTAGACTCGTTTCCTTTCCAGCTCCGCATCCGCGTCCTCCTCGGTACCAAAACGGAAATCGGCGAACTCCGGGACATAGAAGGTCACGCCCTTTGACACGACTGCCTTGCGGGTAGTCTTGTGCACGCGGAACTTGTCCGTGAAGTAATACGTGTTCGATTCTCGTACGATCTTGAAGGCTTCTACGAAGAACACCATTCGATTGAACATGAGTACGTGGGTTGGTGCCATGGTGCTTGATGCTTTCAGCCGGGCAGTTCCGGCTCGGGCTAGTGCTTATTCAAAGTAGTAGATTGCACACTCCAGCCGGGCAGTTCCGGCTCGGGCTAGTGCTTATTCAAAGTAGTAGATTGCACACTCCAGCCGGGGCCTACCTGTAGCCGGGGGCCAGCCGGGCCAGCCGGGGCCCTACCTTTAGCCGGGGACCGCGCGGTCTCGTACTCAACTTGCGCGTCCCGCACCGCATGATCAAAACCGCGCACCGGTGTACTCAAACCCCTTGCGCCCGCGGCCGGCCTGCCATATGATCTTTTAACCGGGCGGCAAACGGGCCCGGCCGAAAGCACCAAGCACCATGAACGCCAAGCTTGCCGCCGCCCTGACCACCCTGACCCTCGCCAACATTCGCAAGGCCGTTGCTGGCCACGCCTCCGCCGACAAGTTGGCTGAGCTGGCCAAGACCGTACGCGGTTATGCCCGCAAAGAGGACGGTGAGGAGTTTGTTGCCATGAACACCAGCGACTTTGCGGCGCTTGCCGGTTCCGAGTTGGTGGCTAAGTTGTTGGCCATGTAGACCTAAGACGAAAGCAGAAAAGCAAGCACCATGGAAAACGAAAACACGTCCCTCCCCTGTATCAATCTCAATGGCACAACCGCAAGCCGGCTGGCCGAGGACTACAAGACCGCGCTAGATCTTGCTAAACAACTACAAGAAGCCTTGCGTGCGATTGACTTCCACCCCCGCAACTACCCGGTGCAAGACACGTGGGGACCAGCACGGCAAGAGTTTGCTACTGTTCTACAGCACGCGGACGAGATCAAAACCTACCTGCAGAAGCACTTCTACCACTGCAAGAAGTCCGCACGGTAGGCCGAAACCCCGGACGCCCGGGGTCCGTACGTAACGCGTACGCTGACGAGGCCAGTTAGCCAACGAAAGCACCATGCACGCCAACACTCCAAACGTCCGCTTCTGGGCTTACATAAACAGATCTCTGGTCAAACTCAAGCTTCGCCCCGCAAGCTCCCTGCTTTGGTACAGGTTTGAGATGACCGATGAAGGATCAAAAGCCTCGAGCATTTCCTTCTCCTTAGAAGGAAACGAGCTACGACTCTCAAGTTTCGTACGGGAACGGGACTGCGACGGAACGCACTCCAGTCAGTGGGATCTCGTAGCCAAAGCTGATCAAAAGACGTTCGTGCAACTTCACGAAAAAGATCCAACCCTGCTTGGACCCGAGTGGGAGCCAGAAGCTAGCGAGCACCAAGACCACTACGCAGAGAGTCTGAACTACTAGGATCGTGCCATGAGAATCGAACTCCCACAACACCTTCATGTCGTGTACGACTACGTCAACGATGCTGGAGAGATCGACCAGCTCCTGACTAACGACTCCTACCCGGAACAAGCGGCTACGGACGGAACTGACGAGTTCTACGGATCGATCTCTAAGTTCGATCTAGAGTGCTTGCGTGACTGGCTGATCAAGAACCCAACGATTGGAAAGCACCGATGAACACACAACGCCAACTCCAACGCAACTTCCACTTCGTCGCCCAACTGTCCGCTTTTCCGGGCGACGGTCCGGGCGCAACAAACTCGTTCTGGGTCTGCGGTACCCAAGTTCGAGTACTAGATCAATCCGGAAACTACACGGACAAGCACGGGGCCGACGTGCAAGCCGTGCTTGCCCACGCGCAGAAGCTGGCCTACCAAGAGCGCGTCCAGCTTGCCCACGACGAGCGGCACGCGGGGCTCAGCCTCGTAGCCGAGGCACGCAAGCCCACCAAGCCAACCCTTGCCAAGTGGAGCAAGGGACCCGAGGCCCTGCTAGATGCCATGCTTGCGCTGGACTTGGATAAAGTACGATGCTTCCAAAGCGAGGCGGCCGAGGCAGCTTCGCGCTTTGGCCTTGTGCTGGACTTCCTGATCGACGGGTTCCTTGCAAATCAAGTCTGCAATGCGCAGCTCATGCGTGACTTGGACGACCGAGAGGGGAGCTTGCTTTACGCCAAGCTTCTGATCGAAGACGTCTCCGAGATCATGCTTGAGAGTATGATATCGGAGTGCACTAAGTCAGCAGGTTGAGCAAAACCTACTTAGACCCTGCTCCGCACCGTCTCACGAAGAAGCTACTCAGCTAGCGCTAGCGAGTTGTTCGTTGATCCCAACGAACAAGAGCTTTGCGTCTCTGCCACTGCGTAGCACCATCCCGCCTAAGGCTTTTGCGGCGGGGTCCCGCTTGTAGGTGAAGTTGATAGACGACTCTTCCAGCGAGAGGTGGATATACTCCGACGATCGGGTACAGTGTATCGCACCATGGTCGTAGAGCCTATCCACTTGCCAGCCGTTAGCCCGAAGTTCCGTAAGGAACTCTTGCCTTGCTCTCGGTCCCCACCCTACGGAGCTAAGGTAGGTCTCTTCGATATCTGGATCTTCGCTCATGTCTTAGCCGCTTTCTCGTTGCACACGCTTGTACGTTGCACTAGTGCATGAGCCTGAGTTTAGATCGCTCATGGTCTTCCTTTATGATCTACACCCTTGGGCTGTCCCATCGCCTTTCCATGGTCTGACACTGAGATCCCAAGCACGACCACGCCGGCTAGTGCTGTGAACAGTGTCGTGAACTTGTCCAACGCCTCCGGCGGAAGGTCGATGCCAAAGAGAAGCGCCGCGTTCACCAACACGGTGGACAGGGCGACGATGGAACGCTTGCTTGTAAGGAGGGTCAGGATGTTGGTCTGCACTTCCGCAGCATAACCTAACCGTCCCCAAGCATCCGCTGCGCTAAGCCCTTCACGACGAGCCAAGGGTAGCGCACGGTGTCTAGGTGAGCCCAAGACATCCAATAGTTCGGCTCATCTTCTTCTGTATCCTCGTCCGGCGTGTAGTTGGCGTAGAGCAGGACCAGGACGTCTACCTCGCCAGCTTCAACCCTTTCACGAAGTGCATCTACAGCCTTTAGCATTGCAGGCTTGCCTTTGACCTCTAGCGGTTGGAGTTCTTGTACGTCCGTCATGGTGCGTTACTCGAAGCTAGAGCCATCTCGATCCTTGATAAGACTCCGATCGTGGATATAGGGCAGTCCTCACTACTGAGCACAAGCACTTGTCGGTCTTTAGTGTAGATCACAATAACGGCCGTCCCGGGGGTGTTCGTCAGCAACTGCACCGCCGCAAGCTGGTGCGCGTAGACTTGTTTTGGATCCACTAGTGCACCACTTCCGGAACACTCTGACTAGAGCGCGAGCTTATATCAAGGAGCCCGGCCTTCGCCGCGGCCAACAAGCCTAGGTTCACGTCCACGCTGTCGTGTGTAGCTACGGCGGTGATGCCTTTATCTGTCACCTCGTACGCACTGAACATGAGCACCGCTTCCGGGTCTAGCTGAAGGAGGGCATCCAGGATGAACTTGAGTCTATCTGCTGACATGATCGTCGTTATCTTCTTTCTCTACTAGGTCAAACCCCCGCACGGCAGAGGCTACCATCCTCAACAACTTTAGCCGGTGGATGATCATGACGTTGCCGTCTGAGATCTCTAATGGCTTGGTGCTGAAGCGGGACACCCTTAGCTCTCCAAACTCACTAGGGGTGAACACGAACCCTCTCGCGTGGGAGCCCTTAGCTCCATATACGGTTGAATCGTCTGTCTGCCGCACAAGCTCGTAGCCCAGACGTTCGGCAAGCGGTGCCACGGCGTCTAGCTGAGCCTTGATCTTTCTAGTTAGTGTAGTTTGATCCTTGTTCATGGAAACACTTTCGTGAAGTTGGGGAACTTGCGCAGCAACGGGAACGCGGGGAACTCGTGTTGCGTCGCTCCGGGCGACGCTACATACCCGCAAGGCGTACGGTCTACTCTGATGATCGTTATCAAAAGCTTGCCCTTATCAACAGACAACACTTTGAACGATATACCGTCTGCCCTCTCCCATACGGAGTCCACGGGAACGGCCTCCCAATCGGCTTGCGGCTCGCAGCCCGGAAGCCACGTCTCTTGCTCCTGCTTAGCAGGCACTTTGACGCTCCTTGTACATAAAGATGATCTTAGTTACGATACGCTTTACAATAGCGTCTGAGGTTTCTTCCGTGAAGACGTGAGTCTCATTGCCTCCAAAAGACATTGGATGAAGAGTGTTCATCCAAAAGAAGGCGTCGCTTGTTTCAATAGGGGAGTCTGTCACGTCCGTAGACGTCGCAGCTACGTAAAGATCCGGCGCAGGCCAGTCCCTTCTCAAGGAAAGGATCCACCTGCCGCGATCTACATCTCTATCCGGTGCAAAGCGCTTCAGCAGCGCCAGCTCCCCGCGAGGTACCAGCGCTACAACTCCGTCCCGAGCCACGCGCTCAGCTTGCTGCCTACGGCTACCCATAGCGCTAGCAGCTACTAGCGCGTCCACCTGAGTTACGGAGTCGCAGCCGCAGGAAGGCCAGTCCAACGCGAATGGTGTTGCTACCTTGATCGACGTCCTTCGTAGCTTGTTCGCAACTCCATACGAGATCAAGTCGGGGCACGCTCCATCGATCACAACAAGTTGACCTTTTCTTGGCGGGGTCATGTCTGCTCCTTTGCCCTGGCTTGCTTGCGTGCGAAGGCCCGCTTATGGGCAGCGGTGGGGAACGTGTCCTCTAAGCGCTCGTGCTGCGCTCCCGTGACCGCGTACGCGGTCACGCGCCCACACACTGCGTCGAATCGCAAGCCTAGGTTGTTTCCTGGACCTAACTGGTTATCAAGCCATCCCGCACACGGGAACGGGTCTTCCGGGGCACTCTCGTGGCACGCCATGGCTTTATATCCACGGAAGCCTTCCGAGATCGTGGATACAAGGTTCCGGTGCTTACGTTCATCGTACCCTCCGGGAATCTCCAGCGGGTTGGTGCTCTTTCGCCAAGGACACTTTTCACACTGTACGATCTTCTTACATTGACTCATTGTGGTACTCCTCCAGCGCTCCCTTAGGTACGCACACTTCCACGGGCCCCTCTACTTCAATATCCACGTGTGCGGTCGGGTTCTCACACGCGCTGCTCAGGGTCACACCCTTGCGAACGGCTACACGCAAGATCGTGTAACCGTTTTGATCGTGTACCCAGATCGCACGTCCGTGATCGTAGAACTCGAGCACTGCTACGGGAATAGTGATCTTGCTGCCTCCACCAAGCTCCAGCCCCGGCGGGGCTGTCCTTCTGAGCGTGTCTTCTATGTGCGTCAAAGTGATCGCTAGCTCGGGCGTGCGGTCGTAGTTGTGGGCCAACCTCGTGTGCAGCCGCCGAAGTTCATCGCGAAGGTCTTGGATCTGCTCGTTGGCTGTCCGCATGACCTACTGTACGCACGGGGATTTGATCAAATGGCAAAAGCCGGCGCGTACAAACGACCATGCACAAAGAAAGAGCAGTTCAACTCAGGATCTTCGCGTCGGACCGACATTGCCGAGGAAGCCTTACCGCATGTCCCCACCTTGGATGGAGATCCACCTCTCTCTACGGATCCTATCCAATGTGCAATCTGTTTAGACGTGGATCCAGAAGCGAGGCAACGGATCTAAAAATAGAAGCATCTGCGCCCGTACGCTGCGAAGCCTGTCTCACTAGCGAGCTACAAGATGAGTAAGTACAAGATCACCCAAGATCACATAGGTTCGATCTGGAACGACAATACACGGAAGCCCGAAGAAGCACCACGCCTAGTCAAAGTCCTAGGCGTGCGAGAACACGAGGTAGATATCAAAACAGTCTACCTAGATCAAGATGGAGAATACAAGCCGCGGCCCCGTTGTAGCGCTACGTGGACTCAACGGGGAAGGTTCTCCGGATCAAAGGCTGGCTTCTCCCTCGTAGCCATGCCTAACGAACGAAGTCAACGCAACCTATCCGTTGTGATCGAGTGCGGAGACAAGCTCTGCGTCAACAAGAAGGCAGAGGATCCTTGCCTGTACCTAGGCAAGGATAATGCAAGCCTTGACCCTACGTGCGCAATCTTCCGCACCACACTAAAGCAAGATCCACAAGGTGAGGCTTTACGGTGCGTCGCCTGTCTGTCTGCCGAAGTTCAATAGCTGTAGAGCTCTACCCGCCACGTAGGTGGGTTTTGTACGTAACCTAGGGGGCCTATAGCGGGGGCAGAAACGAGCCCGCCTACGTGGCACCTAGCAAGTTTACAAGCACACGGGATGCTTGATATAGACTGGAAGCAACGCGCAGCAGAACGAAATCGGCGCGTTGGCTTGCGTACGGAAGAACATACAAGATCTGAACGAGTGGATCTTGTACTCTTCCCTGCAAAAGTCTGCGTGCTGCTTTCTCACGCGGTTGCACGTGTTGCGCCCGTAGTCTTCAATGCAAGCGTGCCGCTCCGGTGTCGAATCCAAGCAAGCCTTTAGCCTGTCTTCCGGCGTACCGCCCATGAACAAGACGTAGATCACGGACTTGATCAAGTAAAGTACACTCCAGTCCATAGGCCCTACACACAAGAACGCACGGCCAAGCAGCACGTCACGACAACGCACGCAAGGATGCCGATATAGAGGATCGAGGTCTTCATCAAAATCCTGCTCGTTTCCGGAACTGCTCCCACGCATCACTTTCGGTCGATCCAGAAGAGACTCCAAGGAACGGGTTCCCTTGTTGATCAACTCCTAAGTACTGAATACGAAAAGCTAGCAACCTCTTAGCCGAGGCCACGGAGGCAAGGTCCGCCGTCGCTTGCCTTAGCTCTTCGCCTATGCCGTCCGTAGAACTCTGCGGCTGCTCGGACGCGCCTAGCACGGACGCCACTTGCTGCTTATACGATTCGAGTACGCTGTAGAACTCATCAACGTATGCTGGGGACTCCCCTTGGCTGGTGCGCCCCAAGTTGGCCGCGGACATTGCCCGGACTTCGGCCTCAAGACTTGCAGCCAGAAAAAGGATCCGTGCTGCTTTTAGTTGATCGATGATGTTGACTTCTAGTTGATCTAGCTTTGCCATGATCTCAGTTACTCCGTGTTAGGATTCTTCCGGATTTGTTGTACCTTTGCGATCTTGCGCCGCGCGCTGAAAGCACTCGATTCTTTTTCGGAGCATAAGCCTTGAGTCCTCCGCACTACCAAGCCCGTACAGGCGCAAAGCCGCCAAGAAGTCCAGATCTTCCAATATAGCGAGTGCCTCTACGCTGGTGAATCCTCCTGCCGCAGACATCTCCGCTAGGGTCTGTCCATGGTGATTCTTTCTGACTCTGTCTTCGTGTGGTGCAAGCATTGCCCAAGGTATGCTTTGGATAGAATGAGAGTCCTTGTAGTCGTACAGGATTGGAACTACATCTGAAGTGCCCACGCCATTGTATACGCACGCAATCTAGATCAAACTAAGAAACGCGCCGGAAGGTGTTAGGGTTTTCTCTGTATGTCAAAACGAAGAATCACGTCTCGGATCTTTGCTGATGATGTATCGTGGCACGCTTTTACTTTGAAGAAGTAGTCTCTGTCCAGTGCTTCGAGTTGGCGCTTCAGCTGGATCTTCCTGTCTATGTAGTGCTCGTTCACGTCCTCGACTTCTTTAGCGCAGTCCCGTCGAATGCTCTCTATCCAGTTAGCAAGTGTTTCGCTTGGCTTGTCGTCTGAAGTACCCACGCATCCATGTACGCACGCAATCTAGATCAAACTAAGAAACGTATATCGCTTCGTGCAGGAACTAGTCCATCTTCCCATTGCTCGCTTCACCACACCACAAGGCAAGCGCACGTGCTGCCTGAACGTAGAGGCTAAGCAGACGTGCCCGCTACTTGCCACGTACGGGCTGAAAAGCGTGGACGTCTGTACGTGGGCCGAGCTGCACGACAAGGGGCGAAGCGGAGGCCAGTTGTTCCGAGACAGGCACACGGACGGCACGCCCGAACTCGGGTACCTCGTGCCGCACAAGCTCTGTCCACTCAAAGATCTTACAGCTACCGGCTAGCTGCGGAGCTTGCTGATAGCTTCAAGCAGTGCATCCACTAACTGCTGAGCGCCAGCGGCAGAGTCAACGCGGATAAGTGCCTCAGGCTCTCCCCTCTTACCCTCTCGGCCCACGTCGCTCACATGGCCTACAGCGCCGGGATCTACTGAGAACAGCTCAATAAAAGCGCTAGGCGTATCGGACAGCGTGTAGTTCTGCATGAACACGCTACCGTGACCTAGTGTGATCGTAGTCGTTTTATCGTCTTTTGTGATCATAGCTTTTACTCTTTCTTGGGATGAAGTCTAACGAAGCAGGGGCTTAGATCATTGAAGCCCTTGCGTGCCGTTGCCTTTCCTACACCAAGGAACGTGACTTCGTCTCCGGGCTTCACGTATGCCCATCCGTCCGCAATGGACTCCGAGCAGCAACGCACCGCGTGCTTCCCAGATTCAATCGTGACGGCTCGTTGACCGTACTCGTCTTTCTCGTCCACGAAGGCCGTGCCGGTAATGGCGAAGCACGTGCCGTTCCAGCCGAGTTGATCTAGTGCATCCGTGTTGCCATCGAGTATCTGGGCAACGACGGACCACGTGAACTCGTGGGCGGTCTCGAATGTACAGCCTAGATCTTCTTTGAGAAGAGGCTCCTCCCCATGCGCAGGACAGGGACCGCCCAAGGGCTTTGCCACGTCTTCCGCTTCGCAAGCCGAGAAGATCAAAACAGGAACGACCAGGAAAAGGATCCGCTTGCAAGACATGGCCTATTGTACGTTCGCTTGCCAGAGGACACCCTTCTCCTTGAACAATCGGATCATCAACTCGTACGCGGATTTCGCTGGTCCTGGAGACCACAAAGATCGCCGCTCCCTGAATAACGCGGCCCGACCCACTAAGACGTCCTCGTAAGGGCATGGTCCGCCCTTCGGCCACATATCAAACTTTTCTGGACAAGGATGATTCTCTGCGTCGTGGCGCATGAGCTCCACGCACAAGGCTTCGCTCACTTGGCCCCAATCTGCCAATAGGACCATCGCAGGCGCTGGCAACCGAACACCGGTCAAGTTGGCATTGGTCAAGTTGGCACGGGTCAAGTTGGCATCGGTCAAGTTGGCACGGGTCAAGTTGGCATCGGTCAAGTTGGCACCGGTCAAGTCGGCACCGGCCAAGTCGGCATCGGTCAAGTGGGCACCGGACAAGTAGGCATCGGTCAAGTTGGCATCGGTCAAGTGGGCACGGGTCAAGTTGGCATTGGTCAAGTTGGCATCGGTCAAGTTGGCATTGGTCAAGTTGGCACCGGACAAGTTGCGCTCTCCCGCCGCGCAACGCTTGAGTAGATCAAGTTTCCGATCTTCCGTTTCTTGGGTCACGTCTTGTTGTATGCACACCAAGGTTGCCTTATTGGATTCAACGATTAGTGGACCAGTGCCCTCGATGATCTTTTTGATCTCGAACGAGTCGAGCTCCCTACCTATAGCCCACTGATGAAGGTCTATGAAGGAAGCAGCAAGGCTAACCCGCTGCTTCCGCTGCTCATCCGGAAGCAAGTCCCAGACAAGCGTCTGGTGACCAAGAGCAGCCATGACTACGCGGTGCAGATCGTAGATCTTGCGAGCTAGTGCGTCGCTGTAGAAGTCCTTGTCACTCTCGCAAGCTCTACGGACTCCTACTGCTTCGCTTAGATCGTTTGTATCAGGATCTCGATCTTCCACAACGGCGCGTTCTGGCTCTGTAAGCTCAGCGGACCATCCACTGAAAAGAAACGTCGGCTCGTGTCCAGTCAAGTCGCGGTATGCCGTCGCAACAGCTTCTCGCATGGGTAGATCTTTGCCGTGTTGATTGAAGTCACACTCACCTATCTTGCATTGCCAGATCTGCATAGCCTAATGTACGCAAGGAGGGGCAGTGGGGGGCAGTGGCTGGGAGGCCTATTCCCGCCTGGATCTAGCTACGATCTCCCTACTACCCTTCTCTCCCCTACTGCCCTACTGTTCCCGCTACACTCCCGCCTGGATCTAGCTACGATCTCCCCTACTACCCTTCTCTCCCTTCTCTCCCCTTCTCTACCCTCCTACCTTCTCCCTACTGTTCCCGCTGCACTTCCGACTGAAGCTAGCTACGATCTCCCTATTGCCCTTGCGTACAATCTTGCGTGTACGACCCAAACAACCTGTCTCCTTCCCAAGTGCGTCTCCTTGAAACCGTAGGCACCGAGCGGGTCACGAACCGTCTACTCATTATCGAAAGATGGGCGGAGCACTACTTCTACGCTTACGTGCAGGAAGGTGCTGAGACTTACTGGCTCGTGGATCCTTCTAGAGTACTTGCTACACACAACTGTCTAGCGGTACTAAGCCCTGCACTTGTCTCAGAGCTACGGGATCTGCAAAGGGGTCTGCGCGCGGGGACTTGTGTTGCAGAGGTGCCGGCTTCCGTTTCTGCGTGCAGCTTTGCGTGGATGCCTTGCTTGGACTCTTGCCGGTTCCTTGCGCGACGTCTTTAGCTTGCGCGTACACTTCACCATGCACGAGTCTTACAAGTCATGGATCGCCGCAAACGTAGAAGGAACGGGCTATGGGAAATGTCATGAAACCTGTCTGGCAATGCAGAAGGACTTTCCTGCACTCCGTCTGCGCAAAGGTGTCGTGCGTTGTTCTTGGGGACTTCGGGCGCATTGGTGGCTACTTGGTATGCACGGGGAAATAGTCGATCCCACTGCTAGGCAGTTCCCGGACTTCCCTCTTTCTGCGGAGGCTTACCAAGACATGACGGATTGGACGGACGAGCAGATCGCGGACGTTGTTCCATCTGGCGTGTGCATGATGTGCGGATCCTCTGTCTGGCACGGAGCCAACTTCTGCGGGAGTTATTGCAGGCAGCTATTCATGACGGACCTCCTTAGATCCTAGCCCTTGTGGAATCTTACAAGGGAGGGCTTTGGTTTAGATGCAACTCAGGCGTGCTCCGTCTTTAGCTTGCGCGTACACTTTGGTCATGCACGTGCAAAGTGTACTTCGCCCAGATACGGATCTCCGGACGTTCTGGACCAGCCCGGCGGGACTGAACAAGATAGTTCAAGTCTCCTACGCCAAAGCTCTTTGGCTTGGCCTTGCTCCCATAGCAAACGAGGAATCGTTCTCGGTGTGCAAAGGGATCTTGGCCATCCTGCTCGATGGCGGACCGCCTTGCTTCCACGCAGAACTGTTCGCACAAGGGCTTGTCCCTGCGACGTTACGGGCGATCTGGTCTAACGAGCTCAAGTCTCCAACGACCAGCTTGCTCTGCACGTCTGCCCAAGTGGCAATCCACAAGGTCTACCCGGATCGCGTCTATGTGGACGCGATGGAGGTCTTGCGGCAACGAGCACTTGTTCAGTTTGCGTACGCGCTCAGACCCGAGACGTTTAGTGTGTCCGAGGTCCAAGCGATTGTGGATTGCGAACAGCTCCGCTTCGAGCTACTCAACTATTGGAACGTCCCTGTCTACGACGAGTAGCCTAAACGTCGTCTTTGCTTCTCCAACCCTTGAAGGTCGGGAAGCGGGGCGCACCTTCGTTGGTCAACTCTTGGTAGGCAAACTTGGCCATCTTGCCAAGGTACCTGCTTTGATGATCCCATATCGCGTGTGCTTCCACATCAGTGAAGCCCGCCACACGGATGTCCATGCCTTGCCACGTGCACACAAGCTTCCCTAGCGTGTTTTTGCCGACCTTGTTGGCCTTGTGTGTGCTCCGTTCCGTGCGGCCCAGAGCGTTCACCTTGGCTTCGTTGGCGTTGTGCATTTCCTCCTCAAAGCCGATCACCTCGGCCTCACTGTCGCAGAAGCGTTTGACCTTCAAAAGCGTACCTTCCTTTCTCGTCGCTCTTCCATACTTATAGAGTCCGCTTGGGCTCCGCAGCATGATTCCCTCGAAGCCATCATCTACGCACGTCTGTTCGTACTCCTGCAAGGCCTCGCCGTGAGCAAAGAAAGAGTGCTCGAGCAAGGCAACGCGGGCCTTGTTTGCGCCGCTAGCTTCTCGTTTTACGTGGTCTCGTGCGGACGCAAAGCGGGCACCAAATCCTTTATCTGGGTTCTCAAAGCAGTCGAACACCCAGAAGCAGAAGTCTGGTGTACCTGATCTGGACATCACTGCACTCGTCACGTCCTGGAACGTGGAGTCCGGATCTCGCAACATAAGCTCGCCGTCTAGTTGCGGAAAGTTCATCAAGCAGTCGCGGATGAACTGATTTGGAATGGGCTTGAGATTTCTACTCATTGCCCGCCCCTCGATGATACAGCATCGGATGCCGTCCAGCTTTGGACTCGCGAGCGTTGGAAGCCCGCGAAGACTCAACAGATCTTTTGGGCGCAAAGACTCGCTTGGCGCCAGCATAGGTTTGAAAGTACTCATACTCTTTCCAATACATCTAGCGCTTTGCGAAGCGCTTTCTCCACTTGAAGCAACAAGGTCTTGGGGAACTTCTTCGCGTCTCGTTGCAGCCGTTTGACTTCTTCTCGTATGCCAATCGCAACGTACTGCACGCGCACTTCTACTTCGAGTCGTGCAGTCAAGTCCGCAGCAACGTCGCTAGGTCCGTTCACGGAAACGATCGGTCCGCAACCGGCAACTCTCCACTCAAGTTCTCGAACGTAGCTTCCGCGAGCTCCAGCTTCGGTCTCAAGTCGCCAAGTCCTCTTGAGATCGCTCACCAGAAAAGCAACCCTTTGCGACCGATAGACCTTTTTGTTGTCGTCCCAAAAAGTGATCACGTCCCCAACCTTGAGTCTTGGTCTTCCTACCACGTGGAGTTATACGTAAGAAGGCAAGCTTGGATCCAAGCTTGCCTTCTGCATGACCACGTTGCGAAAGCTGATCTAGTCTACGACTTCGACTTCTCCTTTGATAATCTGTTGCGAGTAGCGGGCCATGGCCCGCGGATCCGACTTGGATACCTTCGGCTTGCCCACCGAGCCCCGGCTCCCGTTGGCATTTCCGCCACTTGCAGGCGCAAACAGAAACGCACCCTCTCCGGATGCAAGACCTGACAAGAACTCCGTCATGGGCAGTGGCTCGCCTTTGCTACCGCGAATGATCCCGCCCTGTGAATCGCGGGGCACCGGATTGCCATCGTCGTCAATGTGGTACGTGGAAGCTGCGCGGGAAACAAGATCAGTCATTGCGCCCTTCTGCACTTTGACGCCCGTTGTGTTGATCGCACTAACAAGCTCGGACTCCAACTTCATGCGGCCGAGATTGCGCCGCATGTCCTTCACCGCCTTCTCGTGCGTGCTTGCGAGCTCGCGCAGCTTGGCGACTTCGTTCTCGTGGCTCGCTGCCATCTTCTGCACGCGGGCACGGAAGACGTCCTCATACTTGCCCTCGACCAAGAGCTTGCGCTCGTTCTCGTCTTCCACGTTCTGAAGTAGCTTGAGCCCGGCTTGGTACTTAGCCGGATCCACGTCTTTATATTGATCCAGACGCTTAGCCATTTCGGCCTTCGCGTCCTCTGCCGCTTTGGCTTGTGCCTTCAACTCGCGCAGCATTCCGGGCGTGATGTCTCCATCCCCTTCTATGTCAAACAAGAACGATCCGTCCTCTTGTTTGACATAAAACGGACGAAGTCCTTCCGGTGCGTCTTCCAGTGCGGTAATCTTGCGTTTTGGTTTGGACATTTGAATCTTCTCCCTAAGCCGCGAGGGCTTCTAGTTCCGCAACGGACAGCGGGTTACCACTGAAGTCCGTTAGTTGTGCGGCCGTGATCTTGCCGTCATTCCAGAGACGCCAGCGCGCTGGTCCTAGCACCTCTTTTTGGAACTTCTCAGGCTTGGCCTTGAGCCACTGCTCGTAGTCAAGCTTAGCAGGTACTCGACCGTCCATGCTAGACCGTTGCGAAGCGGGCACCGTGTCAAGCGCCTTTCTTTGACGAGCAGGTAAATCCCTATTTGATCTAAGCTGCTCCCAAGACCTAGTGATTGGCGTCAGCACGCTACGGCAGCGCCAGTGCCACGGAGGCGGGCCGGGAAATGGCTCCTGCCGAGAGGAGCTAGGCAGGGGGTTCCCTTGCATGTCCCACTCTGCTCCGTCTCTAGCGATGCAAGTCAGCGTAGTGCGTGCGTCCAGAGTCACGTGCGCAGCTACGCCGTTCAGGATGCCTGCGTTGTCTTGGTAGGTCTCTAAGAGTGCGGCGTTGGCCGTGGACTGAGCGCTTGTCCTCACAAGCGAATCCGCCTCGTTCTTGGACACGCCCATGACTCCGCCCGCGTACTCTTTGATCTTCTTTACTTTGCCGTCTTGTATGACGGTCGTGATCTTTCCCGTAGGCTTGCCAATGATACGAGCGACCAACTTGTCTGTAGACTCTCCAGCGGCTACGCCCATGCGGATCTCACGGGCGTAGCTATCTTGAGTCTTAGCGTCTTGCGTTTCCCACCATGCTTGCGCGGGTTTTCCTTGGATCAATAGATCGTTAGTTAGTGCTTTTAGATCGGCCTTGGTCAACGTAGGCTGTACGATATTGACCGTGAACACGGAGTCCAACATCCGTGTCGCCGTCTTCGCGCTCATGCTAGCGATGCTGAGGAGCATAGACGGATGCTCCTCTTTGATATCCCCGTAGGTTCTATCAATCGAAGCTTGAGCTTGCTTGATCAGAGCCTCTTGGCGCTTCCTTGTGCGGTCTGCAAGTCGCACGCCTATAGGCTCGCCCGCAGCCAAGGAGTCGATGTCCGCTACAATGATCTGAGTCCTCAGGGTAACAGAAAGCTCTTCCAGCATCCCAAGGATGCGCTGGCTCTGCACCGTCTCCGCTCGTTGCAACGTGACCGCATAACTGAACCCTTGATCCTGAAGGAGCTCATTGATTGTAGGCATATCAAGCCCCCGTTGGCACCGATCCCGGAGCAGGTGTACCTACGGAAATGAGATCTGCCTCCACGTCCCGCGTGCGTCCAGCCGGGTAGAGCTCGGACTTCTCGACATTGTAGAAGTACGTGTCCCACGACAT